GACAAGCTGACGAATAAGACTGGTACCAGATTTAGCAAAAGCACCAACAAGGTGAATAAGGCCAAAAGCGTAGAAGCCAAAGCCCGGAACATACGAGTAGTGTACGAAATGATTGCGCTTACGCTTATTGTCATCTTCAGGGTCCCAGTTACGACGGATGGATAGCACGGTCATCGACGATTTCTCGATGGTCACCACATAAGGAACAGCGATACCCGCTTTGTTCTCATCCTTGGCAAACTTGTCGTCCTCGATTTCGAGGTCCACGTGCATCTCAAGGAGCTTATAGCGGTCGTCGGTCTCAGCCCGGAAGCCCATGCGCTCAGCAATGGCCTTCTCAACCTCGTCAAAGCTATCCTCAGGATCAGGAAGGTCAATGTCACGGTAGAACCCAGCAGCTTGCAGCTTAGCAAGCTCGTTCGTAGTCTTCCGCATCACGTGGGTGACACGTCCAGCGACTTCCAAGCTGGACGCGCCGTAAGGCACAACGACATCTTCTGCCGGGATATACATAGCCACCTGACGGCCCAGTGACGGGTCGTAGTAGACCTTCTTGAATGCGTTACCAGCCAGACCCAATCCCCACAGCATCCGCTCATGCTCAGGGCGATACTCGACCATCACATCAGTAAGCTGGTGGTTCATGTCGTCCTCGACACGCGTAGCCGCCTCTTTCTTCTCAGGCGTCTCCTTACCGATAAGCTCCGTCCGCACAGGCCCCTGAGCCGGGAACGTCTCCATCATGGTCTCAGCTTGGAACTTTACAAGAGCTTCGGAAAGTAGCGGATGGTATACACCGCACGCGCCGGGCCATGGCTCAGTGCGGTCATCGACCTTCATACCAAGAAGCTCAAGACCATCTACATAAGTCTGTATCCAGTCCTTGCGGGACCCGATGTCCTCGTCATACTCGCCAACCAAGTCGCCAGCCAGTTCAGCAAGGGCGTCCTCGTCCATATCCTCTGCGAGGTTTGCGTTGAACTCTTGGTCCTCGTCCTCAGCATCAGGGTCGATGATGATCTCCATGTCACCGCTGCGAAGCGTTACCTCTTCCGGGTCCTCAATCTCGATCTCAAGATCGGGTTCGACAGTGTTTACCCCCGGCACTGCGCCGGAAGCTAGAGTAGCATCAAGCCCTAGTGGTGCTTGGTTAAGAGCTTTATCGACGGCCATTAGTAATACCCCTGATGTTTGCGGCTCTTGAAATACACAATATCGTCTGGTTCGTCGAGGTTAGTCGTAATGTATCCACCCCTACGGAACCTGTGCATTGCCATAGATACCGTATCGACATAGTCATCGTGCGTACCGGCAGGAAATTCGGCTACTTCATCGATCACTTCTTCGGCCCACCGAGTAGCAGGCGTCCATACCCGTCCAGATGCAAATAAGTCGCTCACAGCGTTCAAACGCGAAATCTTGTCGTTCCCCCTCGTCGGGGTAAATTCCTGCACCGGAATGCCCATCGCCCTCATTTCGTAAATCAAAGGCGCACCTGAAGCCTTCTTTTCGATTATCACGCTGTCTGGTTCCCACTCCCGGTACTCCTCGACTGCCACCTGCTTAAGTTCTGGGAACTCCATGCGGTCCCGGAAGGCGTTCAAGAGAATAATGTTAGCTTGGTCAACCCCATTATTGTCAGGATGGTAGAATACACCCCACGTAGTAAGTGCTGAATAGTCGGCACGCTGTGACTTCTCAAATGCTGTATCCCAACTTTGCAGGATAAAATCGCAAGCGGGAGGCCGGTCGCTCTCCCATGTCCTCCACCACTCGCGTTTGACGATAGCCGCAGACTCCGAGACCGGGTTCTGCATATACTGTGCCATCCACTTGGAATTAGGCACGTCGCGCTTGACTTTAAGAAGCTCTTCTACATCCCAGAACTCAGGCCATAGCGGGTTCCCAGACGGCAAAATCGCTGGAAATTCAATGACTTCCCACTCACCAATGCTATCATTAGTAGCGGCATCCTTAAGGATTTGCCCCGTCAGGTCTCGCTTCGACCACCGTGTCATGACGATGACGATAGCGCCCCCCGGTTGCAGACGCTGACGAGGCCCAGAAGTGTACCACTCGTAGGTCTTGTCGTAAATATCTGGGTTCACTTCCGCGATTGCGGCTTCCTGTTCCGAGTGCGGGTCATCGATGATGAGTAGGTCCGCGCCTTTCCCCGTGACCGCACCGCCAATACCGATAGCGAAATAGTCACCACCCTTGTTAGTGTTCCAGCGACCAGCGGCTTTGGAGTCCGATGCAAGTGCCAGATCAGGAAATATTTTATTGTAGGCGTCCGTATCGACAAGGTTACGGACTTTACGACCGAACCCGACTGCCAACTCAGCCGTATGGGAGCACTGAATGACCTTTTTATGCGGAAACTTCCCCAAAAACCACGCAGGAAGGAGGTAAGACGCGAACTCGCTCTTAGTATGGCGCGGCCCCATGTTGATAATGAGGCGCTTGCACTCCCCACGAGCCACGCGTTCAAACGCATCAGCCATTTTGGCATGGTGTCGTCCTCCAATGAACGTCGGCCAGACCTCATTCACAAACTTTAGGAACTTTTCCCCGGCTAACTTTTTAGTTTTAAGGTCTTCAAGCTTGTCCAGCTCAGCCAGCAGCTTCTCCTGCTCCGCAGGTGACAGCAAATGCAGGATTTTGGGGATATCCTTGATCGAAATGTTCTGCGGAGCGGCCATTACTCGTCCTCACCGCCCTCTTCATCCGTGATTTCTTCAAAATCTGCGTCAAAAATGCCCAGTTCCTCGTCTAGGTCCATGCCCAGCGGCTTAATATCCACCACATCAGCACTGAGCAGGCGCTTGACGCGCTCCTTAATCGCTGTTTCGAGTGCCTCGGGGCTATTATAGTTAACGTTGATCTCACTACGGTTAGTGAACAGGCCGATGTCGCTGTGCTTGCCTAACAATTCAATGGCTTTAAGTTCGTACTTAGTCTCACCACAGTCGGCAATCTCAAGCAGCTTATATGTAAGTGCATTGCGCACTTGCCCCACATCGACCGCAGCCTGCTGCCCATAGGCACGTAGGAATGATGCAGCACCAAGCGCAGTGGGTAAGTTAGCTAAGGGCTTAGTCTTCTGATCCTTAAGCACGGCGTCAAGGAGTTTCTTCTCCTCAGACAGCGTGGTCGGGTCTACCTCTATGGGTGCACCGAGGGATTCTAGAAGTTCAGCAGTGCTTGCAGCGGACGCCAGTCGGTCAGCAAAAGAGTCGAGGTCCTCATCATCCGTGTCAAAGGGTACGGGAAATTCATCAGTAGGTTCGACTTTTACAACAGGCATGTGGCGCAGCGTCCGGTTTGAGGGAGCAGGCGCGCTGTTTAGCAGCGTAGTGGTGGGGATGTAAAGGGATTAACCTCGATGTTTGTGCCCTGCGTCCCTATAGGTCTTCTTCCTGTGGCAGTTGGCGCAGCGGACGTCGCACTTTTCTATCTCCAGCTTGACGCGTTTGAGTGATATTCCCAAGCTAGTGGCCTCCCCGATGTTGAACTCTTTGTCCCGGAAATGATCGAACTCAAGGATTATGGGATCGGTTTCGCCGCAGTCTAGGCACGGGTGGTTGAGCAGGTAGGCATATATCCACCCTCTGATCCTATTTCGCACGTCACGGGTGTGGGCTTTGGCCTTGGCTTTGACGACGTCTTTATTAGCTTCGTAATAACGACGCTTGGCTTCCTTCTGTTTGATAGGATCGCGGCCTGCCATAAGCGGCGCATATAGCACAAATGCTATAGTTTGATGAAACGAAAAGGAGGTGTCTATGTCTGCCCTGAAAGAGCGGAGAAAATATATACCCCCTGTATATACAATGTCAACGGGTCCCTTGACGGGGGGTGTTTCTAATATCGGCTTAGCCGGGTTAGCCCGATGGAAATGAAGGGGGTGGGGGGTCGATTTTCAAATTTGCGTGATGGGATGTGCAAAATAGTATGTGTATAGGATGGACGGAGTCCCGCTGCTGCCTTGGGGGGTAGGGGGCGGGTAGGGGTAACAATGGTTACTTTTCAATCCCCCGCCCCTGTTTTGACGTTCCAATCCCCTTGAAACCCGCAGAAATCCGCCATTTTTAATAAATGTCTTGCGTTAAATGACAGGCTTAGGGGATAAGGAAAACGTGGCAAGGACGCCACGCTTTAATTGGAAAGTTAAATAACTCATGGTTACTGTTACCTCGGCGAAAGCCACCAAATCCGCCGCCTCTTCCAATGCCAAGAAGAAGGCCCCTACTAAAACCGAAACCATGCGGAAGATTGGCGAACGCATGGCCGCTAAGGCTAAGGCTTCACCCCTTGTGCTTGACCTAGACAAAGCTCGCGCCAATTGCGTTTCTAAGACGGGTGAAAGCACTAGTGCGGCACGGGTTTATGCCCATGCCTTAATCGCCAAGTTTGGGCCTGATTACTATACGTTCACTACGGCCAATTGTCGCACCGACAATGAGAAGGCTCATTTGGCTGGCATTGAAGAGGAACGGAAGCGTTGCCAAGCCGACTATGCCGCTAAGTATGGCGCGGAAGGTCAGAATATGCCTTGGAGCCGTGCTAAGGCAATAGCCAAGGGATTGCGTGAAGGCAATGAGCCTAGGGCTGGCAAGCCCTTGGACGTTACGCAACGGACGGTTCTCACAAGCCTCTATAAGAAGGCAATGAAAGAGGAACGTCCTACGGAAACGGAATTGGCAGTCAATGACGCAATCGGACGATTGCTAATCAGCGCCTTTAAGATTGACCTATCGACACTAGGCTAAGCGACTAGGGGAGGCTTTCGGGCCTCCCCTTTTTTTTGTCCGCCGTTCCCCATGCCCGCCCGCCATTCGGCGCGGCGGGTTTTTTTGTGTCCGCGACACAGGCCCGACCACGTGCGGGCGGCGCGGCCCTCCCCCTATGACAGATGTGTGAAGGGCATAAATGGCGCGCATGGCTACGTGCTTAGGCAGCGCATGGGTCGCGCATCGTGGAGTAACCACGGTTACATTGTTAGCTAACATTATCAAAGTTAGGTGAGGGTCTCAGGCGTCCGAAGTAACCACGGTTACGTTGTTAGCGAAGCCTTCCCCCTATGACAGATGTGTGAAGTGCATAAGCGGCGCGTGTAACGATGGTTAGCGAAGTTGGCCTACATTGTTATTAAAGTTAGAACTAACTTTCTTACAAAGCGCAGAAATCCTAGGTAGTTAGAAAGTTATAAAGTTAAGAGATAGCGAAGGCGGATTTTGAAACTGAACAGTGCAACGAGTCTCCTCGCAGATGCACGAACCGCACACTCCAAGGGGGACGTATACCTTTTTTTCTCTCTATCTTTCTAACTTTCTAACTATATATATACCAACCCACGCATTTCTGCCATTTACCGCGTAACCGCAGTTACGTTTAGAATGTTAGCGTTTCAAATCCTCCCGACCAACTTTGGCTCACTTTCCTAACAATGACTTTCGGGATGCCCATCCCCGAAACCGCTAACTTTGATTGACTAAGGAGTATTATTGTGCTACATTATATGAACAATGAAGAAAGGAATTGATCGATGCCCACCCCGCGCACAGTCGCAGTCGCCGCAGACAAACCAGAGCGTTTGGATGTAACCATGGTTACGGCACGTAACGAGATCACCGCAGCGTTTGGAGAACGCGCTGCATGGCAAGCCACCATTAACCGCTTAATCAAGAAGGAGAGCCAAGAGACCAACCCGCAGCGCAAGCGCCATATGCGTCTGATGCTGCTCAATGCCCAAACCCAGCTTGCACTGCTGGCCTAATCACATAACCATCGTTACAGAGGAGAAAGCAAATGATGGAGTTCATTGCATACGATAACATTATCACCGTCGAGGAGGATGACCTTGACTGCCTATCAATCGAAGCCCTGTTCGCAGAGTTCCTTATCGAGGACGAGACGGGCATGGTGCCCATGTGGGATGAGGGGGAATCAGCAAGGAGAGTAACAATGTCACCGATTAAGAGACGCATTAAGTGCGTAGATGGCTTTAGCATGTCCGTTCAGGCTGGCGCGTATCACTATTGTTCGCCACGTGTGGACGACTTGGGCTTCTACAACGCATACGAGGTTGGCTATCCATCCGAAGAGGAGTCGCTGCTTATGCCGTATGCAGAGGATGAGGAACGCGCAACCGAGACGGTATATGGCTACGTGCCTGTGCAAGTCATTGCGGAGGTCATCGCCAAGCATGGCGGTGTAGTAGGGGAGGACAAGTAACATGAACGAGGAAGAATTGCTGGCGAGCATAGCCGCCATGACCAACTACAAAGAGACACGTGACCGACTGGAACAGGAGATGCGTGAGCAAATGCCTTGGCTGGCACAGAAGATACGGGACGATATGAAGGAGGACAAGTAACATGGGTTACCGCAGCGATGTGACTTACGTGTTCTACACGATGAAGCCTGATGTTGTTCCCTTCCCCGTGCTTAAACTGTGGTTTGATGAGAACTACCCCAAGCATGACTTCTGCACTGTTGTTACGGGCAACGACTATATCATGGTAAGCTATGACCATGTGAAATGGTATGCGGGCTACCCCGAAGTGGTAGAGGCGGAAGCTGCCGTAACTAAATTCATGGAGACCTTTGACACCGACGATACAGAAAACGTAGCCTGTGAGATGGCGCTGGTGGGCGAGGAGCTTAACGACATAGTTTATGAGGCTTCGCCCCATGCCATATACCGGCTGGGTGTGAACCGTGACATATATTTTCACTAAGGAGTAAGCCAATGAACATCCAGCCGGATGACTGGAAACTGCTGTTCGACATACGTGACGACCTCGAAGGCGAGGACAAGGTAGTGCTGCGTAACCTGATTAAATACGCAGAGCATATGGAGCGCACCATGAAGGCGATAGGCCGACTGGTGCATGGCAATAAAGGAGCCGATTGATGGAGATCAATAAGAAGGAAGACCTGCGCACGGAGCACCTGCTGCGTAAGGTGGAGAAGATGCGCAAGGAACTGCGCTTGTTGGAAGCCGAGGTAACCAGAGCGTGTGTCGATTGGGGCAAGCGCAGGGGGATGTCGGCATACCGCGAGTGGTATGTGCGTAACGATTTGAAGAGGATCAAAGGCGATGTTTGAGATGGGTATCGTTATGCTGCTCGTGGCGTTCGCGCTGCTGTTAGTTATGTTGGAAGGAGAATAAGATGGACAACGAGTATAACCCGCTGAGAGACCGCACCTACTTCCGTATGTTGGACGACGAGGAACTGCTGGTGCTGGCTAAGTCGGTGAAGACCACGGAACTCGAACTGGTGCTGTCCGAGCGCCTGAGGAAGTCCAAGGACCGCGAACAATTATGCGACTGTTACTAAGCTAATCAAGAAGGAGCAAACACATGGCAATGGCATATAATACGCTGAGCGCGATACCTCGTTTACTGTCATACGAGCAAGCCTCACGCTGGGAGCGAGACACCAAGCCGATACGTGGAGACGCGAACGGCACAAAGCCGCTGGGCAGGCGCACACAGAAATACATCCAGATCAAGCGTGAGGAGGACGACAACATTGCGCTCATCTACGGCAACCACGTGTTCGCACGTTACGAGCCTAGTGGGAATGTGATGCTGTATGACCAAGGTTACTCCGTCAAAGCAGCGGTCAACGAGTTGCTGGAGCGCGTGACTGGGCTACGCACGTGGACGGACAAGAACAAGTGCTGGGTGCGTGTCGATGGTAAGTCGTCATACCTGCGGTCCAATCCACGAGCGCGCTGGGTGTATGAGCAGAACGCACAAGGTGAGATGCGGCATCGTCGCATTGAGGATAGCAATCCGTTACCTCGCAACATCTTCCGGCGCACGAAGGATGCGCGTGGCATGGAGCAGTGGACATACATCAACCCGCCAACTTTGGTTAAGCACGTAATCAATCGTGCTGGTAAGAAGCGTGTGATGGAGACCTACGCGCCGTTCATGCGGTATCTGGATGCTATGACCAAGGTTATGGGGGACTCGCCTGCCCCTGAGCTTGACGAGTATGTGCGCGTGTTCGACGTCAACGTAGCGGAGGGAGATACGCAGTGGGCGGTGCGTAACAAGCTACCGCCATCCCCGTATAATCGCTGGTTCAACCACGAGCAGGCGGACAAGTTGGCTACGCTCATGGGATCGGACGACATCGCTCATCACTACAAAGCCATGCTGTGGCTGTGGGTGGGCATTGAGCGTCACCACAACGACCATCGCAAGAAAGTAATCAGCCACGCACATAAGGCTATAATGATGACGCACCACAACGAGGTGCTGACCAAGGTGGAGATCGAAACCGAATCATCGACGGGTGACGCATATCTGTGGGCCATCCCCGTTTCCGTCGAGAACGCTTGACTAACTTAATATACTGTGCTACATTATGTGAACAATAAAGAACGACATCACCAACCGACCCATAGGATTACGGGTCACCATCAAGGAGCATAACAATGGCTACAATCTCTTTCGGCACGACTGTTTCGCTTACCGAAGCGGCTACTCTTATCCGCACCTGCCGCACCAACCGCTTCTTCCTGCGCGGTGAGCCGGGCATCGGCAAGTCATCCATCATGGACTCGTTCGAGCAGTTCTTCGGTGACGCCTACGCCTACGCTTACTTTGACTGTGCGCAGAAGGACCTCGGTGACATCGCCATGCCAACCGTCAATCGTGAGCTGCGCGTAACCGAATACTTCCCTAACGCAGTATTGCAGTTGCAGACGGGCAAGCCGGTCGTCATCATGCTTGACGAGTTTACCAAGGCTCCGCAGCCTGTGCAGAATATGCTGCATCCGTTGCTCGAAGCGCGCAACCCGCGCCTCGGTGACATCCCACTGCCTGAGGGTAGCATCGTGTTCCTGACTGGCAACATGGCTAGCGATGGCGTTGGCGATAACATCAAGGCGCACACGCTCAATCGCGTAACCACTGTTACGGTGCGCAAGCCTACCGCAGAGGAGTGGCTGGCATGGGCAGTCAACCATGACGTTGACCCTGTTATCATGGCGTGGGTCAATCAGTTCCCACACGCTATGTCATCCTATCTGGAGGGTGAGCAGGACAGCAACCCGTATATCTTCAACCCCAAGAAGATGCAGGGATCATTCGTGTCGCCTCGCTCACTCAAGCTGGTTAGTGACGTAGTCAAGGAGCGTGAGCATCTTACCGCCAACGCAGCGCTGGCTGCTATGATCGGCACCATCGGTGAGGCTGGCGCACGGGATATGCACGCTTACGTGGACTACCAAGATCAGTTGCCCACGTGGGACGAGATCACCAAGGACCCCAAGAAAGCCAAGCTTGCTGACTCCGCTGGTGCGTGTGCGGTTATGGTCTTCGGTGCTATCGCTAAGGTTGACCGCGCAACCATCACGCCGTTCATGGAGTATGTGGAGCGCATGGAGCCAGAGTGGCAGGCTGTGTTCGCCATCAACATCGTCAAGAATCCTGCCAAGGCGCAGATCGCCTTCACGTCCACCAAGTTCCGCGACTGGGCGCTCAAGAACGAGGACATCCTGTAATGGATGAGGAGGTCGAGACCATCGAGTCGCTGACCGAAGCAGTATCGGGACTGATAGCCGCAGTTCAGGCTAACGGTATCATGCTGCTGCGGGTCATCCGCACACTGGAGAGTTTGGGTATTACAATATCAGACTATGACCCCAAGCTACCCACACAACACTAAGGAGCAAACCAATGTCACAGACACCAGAGCGCAAGCTTAAGAAGGTCGTCATCGACCTGATGCGTAACCCCATCTTTGCCGATATGTCTGGCATCTTCATGCTGGGTAAGAAGTCGGTTATCGAAGGCTTCCCAACCGCAGGGACTAACGGACGTGACGAGATTTACGGCACGGAGTTCGTCAACACCCTGAGCGACAAGGAGTTGGCGTTTGTCGTGGTGCACGAGGCGTATCACAAGATGCTTCGTCACCTCACTACGTGGCGCAAGCTGCATGACGAGGACGCCAAGCTGGCTAACATGGCGTGTGACTACGTCATTAACCTAGCTATCGTAGACCGCGACCCTAGCGAGACCATCATTGCCATGCCCAAGCGTGAGGGCAAGATCATCGGTCTTATTGATCGTCGCTTCGCTAACATGAACGCCAAACAGGTGTTCGACATCCTTAAGAAGGAGAAAGAAGAAGGCGGCAACGGTCCGGACGGTAGCGGCAAGAAGCCCGCTGATGGCGAGGGTAACGGTGGTGACGGCGCTGGGTTCGACGAGCATGACTGGGACGGTGCCAAGGCGCTGACCGAGGAGGAGAAGGAGACGCTGGCTAAGGAGGTAGACCAAGCTATCCGCCAAGGTCAGATCACCGCGCAGAAGATGCACGGCAAGGGTGGTGGCAACATGACCCGCGAGTTGCTTGACCTGCTCAACCCCAAGATCGACTGGCGTGAGGTGCTGCGCGAGTTCGTCACCGCTGTGTGTAATGGTCGTGACTATTCGTCGTGGCGCAAGCCCAACCGTCGCTTCCTGTCCGAGGATATCGTCATGCCTAGCCTCGTAGGTGAGCGTGTCGGTCACATGGTCGTCGGCATCGATACGTCTGGCTCTATCGCTGGGCCGGAGTTGGCGCGGTTCCTTACCGAGGTCGTGGCTGTTGCCGAGCAGGTCAATCCTGACAAGGTGGACTTGATCTACTGGGACGCTGCTGTCGCTGGGCATGAGGTCTACAATGACGCAACACTGGCTACGCTAGTAGACAGCACCAAGCCCAAGGGTGGTGGCGGCACTGACCCGCGCTGTGTCCCTGAGTATCTCGCCAAGCACGGCATCAAGCCTGAGTGCGTCCTCATGCTAACCGATGGTTACGTCTATAGCTGGGGTGACTGGGACGTGCCTGTGCTGTGGTGCGTGTGCGGTGGCAACAAGGTCGTCGCGCCTGTCGGCAAGACCGTTCACATCGAAGACTAAACCAAACCAAGAAGGAGCAAACAAATGTCTATCTCATCATCTGCAATGCTGGTCGAAATGAATATCTCTGTGTGGACCGCAGCAATCACTGACCGTAACGCAACCGCCAAGGTTACTGACGAAGCCAAGGCAACCGCTGACGCTGGGCAGTTCAAGAAGAACCTGATGGCTGGCACGACCCTGCGTAAGGACATCGCTGACTATGCCGCACTGTGTCGCACGTGGCACAACGGACGCACGTTGCCGTGGTCTGACAAGGGTGTGCGCTTGCTGCCTACGTCTATGTTCCTCGACTACAAGCAAGAGGTCAACTCGCGTAGGAACTACTTTGACTCGAAGGTAGCTAAGTTCGTAGCTGAGTATCCGCAGTTAGTTAACGCTGCGGAGCAGAACCTTGGCGACCTGTTCAATGCAGCCGACTATCCAAGTGTCGATGAGGTTGCGTCCAAGTTCGCGTTCCGCCTTGTCTTCTCTCCGGTGCCTGAGGCTGGCGATTTCCGCCTGACCGCTAGCGATGCAGACATGGCTGAACTTAAGGCGCAGTATGAGTCGGCATATACTGACCGTGTGGGTGACGCCATGAAGACCACGTGGGACAAGCTGCACTCCACACTGCTGACCATGAGCGAGAAGCTGACTGTGCCTGAGGGTGAGAGCACCAAGCAGTTCCGGTCTACGTTCATAACCAACGTCAAGGATATGTGCTCGCTACTTACGCACCTTAATATCACCAAGGACCCGCAGCTTGAGATGGCGCGTCTTGATCTGGAGCGCGCTGTTAGCAGCGTAGACGTTGACGACATTCGTTCAGACATTGGCGCACGTAACGATCTTAAGGCGCAGGTCGATGCGGTGCTAGGCAAGTTCGACTGGTGACGGACAAGCCCGTTATCACTTCGGTGGAATACGCATGGACGGACATGGGTAAGAAGATGTTCAACGTCTATTTCACCCGTGCGGATGGCTCAAAGTGGACGCTGCGCGACTGGGCGCGGGATGAGTTGGACGCCTACACTAAGGCAATGAAGAAACTAGAAGGAGCAGACTAATGGCTAATACAGTGGTTAAGCTTAACGTGCACAACACGTTCAAGGAATGCACCGAGATGGATGCTGATCGTTTCCAGAAGGCTATCGTGCAGCCTGTGGTGGAGACGCTTATCGACAAGCTATCCCGCAAGAACCCTAGCTGGGAGTTCTATGCTGTTGGTTACGGCAGCACCACCTCTGCTGGCGTTCATTATTTCTCGCGGTTCAAGATCAAGGACTTCGGGGAAGAGTTGGGGTGGATTGACTACGAAACCCACTGGCGTGACGCTGATAAGAACACTTACACGTTCGATGGTCCGCGCCTTGAGGCCAAGCGCTCACGTGGTTCTGCGTCGAAGGCTCGTAACGTGGACAAGGCGGCTAAGCTAATCTGCGCTAACATCTCCAGTATGACGCTAGCTGAGCGTATGCTTAAAGCCCGGCACCGCGCACATGAAGCTATCGGCACTCTCAGTAGCAGGGCTTCCTACCGGTATCGTCAGACCCGTGAGACGCTTAGCGACACGTTTGCTACGTTCGCCCTAGCCCGCTGGGAAGAGTTCGAGGCGCACATCGTGGGCACTATGCCTACCGTCCAGTCTGCCGCTAGCATTTTGCTGGATGACTATACTAATATGCAGGTAGCAATTCGCATCTCCGCTATGCGCATCAGCGACAAGGGGGCGACTGTCCACATCAACAAGGACGATTACCACGTTACCTATGATGACGCTCCAGACGTTATCCACACGTTCAAACCGGACACTGTGCCGACAGGCATCAAGACGAGTATCGCTCTGCTCAAGCTGGTAGAGACTGGTAAGCACATCGACAACGTAGGTATCCGCGTCGATGACGGGTTGTTCTACGCTATTAAAGGAGACGCATAACATGGCACGAGGTCGTCCGTTCCTGCCAGAAGGAACACAGATGGTTAGCATCAGCATCCGCATCCCTGCGGAGATGCGAGACTTTTATAAATCTAAGGGGGATATGTCCTACCGGATGCGCATTGCGCTGGAGGAATATCAGAAAAAAGATATGTCTACGGTTGACACTGTTAAAGGTTAGTCGTTACACAAGAGCAAAAGAGGAGCAAATCAATGGCAAAGACACCTGAGAAGGTTGTCAAGGATAAGGTCGTGTCTGTCCTCAAGAGTGAGGTCGTCTACTACTTCTTTCCTGCAACCCACGGTTATGGGCGCAGTGGCGTCCCCGACATCATCGCCTGTGTGAATGGTCACTTCCTCGCCATTGAGTGCAAGGCTGGGGGTAACAAGCCGACCGCCCTACAACTACGTGAGATTGAGCATATCCATAGCTGTGGCGGCGTAGCCGTAGTGGTCGATGAGAATAACTGGGACACGGTGCGCGACCTAGTGCGTAAGCTCAAGGCGGTTACTGTCATAGGAGAAATAATATGAAGAAATGGATTGCAGAACGCCTGATCATGCTGGCGCTTTGGTTTGACGCTATTACGGTTGCCAATGCATCAATCGACATGGTCAAGGCGTTGCTGGACGCAGTTAAAAAGGGGGAAGATGATGCCTGACCTACCACTGTTCTTCGTAATCATCGCGCTGCTGGTTACGACCGTATACCTGATCATCACGAATGGAGATGCAAATGACCGACATTGAGAACAAACTACGGAACGTGGAGTATTGCTTGATGAAGCCCGATTATGAAGGGGATTCCTTACGATCAAACTGGAGCCTTGCACTTAAAGCTGCACGGCTAATCAAACGGCAGCGCAAAGAGATACAAGAACTGCTGGGTGAACTGGCTTATCACGGGGTTTACCCGCGCCCCTTAGCAGGAAAGGCAGAGCAATGAGCGACGATCTGGTGTCAGTTGAAGAACTGCGCAAGCTGCAAAAGAACTGCGGCACACCTAAGTTGCCTACGCAACTAACCTACCAACTGCGGATGGCTGTCAGCGGCCACAAGGCCGACGAGATGTTTTCGCATGGCTACCAGTGGGCGGACAAGCCTCATCGCCTTGTCTACACGGCTTGCGCCGAAATCGAAGAGCAAGCCGACCGCATCGAAGCCCAAGCGGCAGAGATTGAGCGGCTGCGTGAGGCGCTTACAAATATTTGCTGGACGACAATAGCTCCGAAAGCACACAAAATTGCTCAAGCAGCCCTAGCAGGAAAGGCACCGAAATGAGCATCTACTCAGAATGCGGCCATGAATACCACGGAAACCACTGCGCCAAGTGTGCGAGGGAAGCGGGTGCCATAGAAGAGCGCGCCAAGATCGTGGCGTGGCTGCGGGCTGATCTTAGGGACACCTTTACCGCCGCTGATCTAGTCGAAGCAAAGGAGCATTTGAAATGATGATCGACATCGACCCAGCAGGTCTGGACGCGCTTGTCCGCGCATGGTTGAAGGACTCACTTAAGCTATTAGAGGCGAACCTTGCCCGCGAGTACGTCCACCCAGAGGACAAAGAGACATGCGAAAAGGACATCGAGGCCATTAAGCGGGTGTTGGATTATGTAGGTGAAGCGATATGAACGTCATCACCATTGACTTCGAAACCTATTACGATCAGCAATATAGCCTGTCGAAGATCACAACCGAAGAGTATATCCGTGATCCACGCTTTGAGACTATCGGCGTAGCGGTCAAGGTCAACAACGAGGAGACGCAGTGGTTTAGTGGGACCAAGGCGCAGACGAAGCGCTGGCTGGAGCAGTTCGACTGGGATAACAGCGTAGCTGTGGCACACAACGCCATGTTCGACATGGCTATCCTCAACTGGCAGTTTGACATCCGGCCTAAGCGCATTGCTGATACACTCTCTATGCTGCGGGCTATCGACGGACCTGACGCGGGTAACAGCCTAGCCAAAGCCGCTGAGCGCTACGGGTTGGGCGTCAAGGGTAACGAGGTTATCAACGCGCTGGGCAAGCGCCGACTGGACTTCTCGCCCGATGAACTACGCAGCTATGGGGAGTACTGCGTCAACGATGTAGAACTTACCTACTCATTGTTGAAGGCGATAACGCCGCTTGTGCCTTCGCTGGAGACGCGCCTCATTGACCTGACCATTCGCATGTTCAGTGAACCCGTGCTGACGCTCGACGAGGAAGTCCTCACAAACCACCTGTCTAATGTGAAGGAGAAGAAAGCTGCACTGATGGCGGCTGTAAAGGCTGACAAAGAAAGCTTGATGAGTAACCCTAAGCTGGCGGACCTACTGCTATCTTTGGGGGTACTCCCTCCGATGAAGATCAGCCCTGCCACGGGCAAGGTGACTCATGCCTTTGCCAAGAACGACGAGGCGTTCAAAGCCCTGCTTGACCACCATGACCCACGTGTGCAAGCTATCGTCGCTGCGCGTATGGGCGTGAAGTCTACGTTGGAGGAGACACGCACCGAGCGGTTCATCAAGATTGCTGAACGCGGTACGTTACCCGTTCCCCTACGTTACTACGCTGCACATACTGGGCGTTGGGGAGGGGATGATAAGGTCAACCTACAGAATTTACCTTCGCGTGGTAATAATACCATCAAGAAGGCAATCATGGCTCCCGAAGGCTATGTGTTTATCGACTGCGACAGCAGTCAGATTGAAGCGCGAACCTTGGCGTGGCTGGCTGGTCAGGATGATCTAGTTGGAGCATTCGATAGGGGGGAAGATGTGTACAAGATCATGGCGTCCGCTATCTATGGCAAGCCGGTCGATAACGTATCGGACAGCGAACGGTTCGTGGGTAAGACCACCATCCTTGGCGCTGGTTATGGTATGGGCGCACCTAAGTTTCGAGCGCAGCTAAAGGCGATGGGCGTGGATTTGGACATCGTGCAATGCGACTACATTATTAACGTATACCGCAAGACATACCCTCACATACCAAGGCTGTGGCAGCAAGGTAACAGAGCGTTACAGGCACTTATGATCCAAAAATCGGCTAAGCTTGGACGCAAAGATGTGTTGCAGGTTGATTTGTTTGGCATACGCCTACCTAACGGCATGTACATTCGTTACCCCAACCTGCAAGAAGTCCAGACAAGTGAGGGAATAGAGTTCACCTACGACACTAAGAAAGGTCGCGCTGTTATCCCTACCCGCATCTACGGTGGGAAGCTTATCGAGAATGTCTGTCAGGCATTAGCCCGCATAATCATAGGTGAGCAGATGCTGATGATTGCGCGGCGCTATCGCGTGGTGATGACGGTGCATGACGCCGTGGGGGTACTTGTGCCTACGGAGCAAGCCGAAGAGGGTCGCGCTTTCGTGGAGACCTGTATGCGTATCCGCCCGAAGTGGGCAATGGGATTGCCGCTGAACTGTGAAAGCAAAATGGGAGCAAGTTATGGTGGATGAGATACATCCGGTAATCCAGCTACTTGTAGCACGGATGAAGAGCCACCCAAAAGAGTTTGGGTTTAATGCAGGCGGTAGCCTAGCTGTTACTGGTCGCTGGGAGACATGGATTGCCCAACTTGGTTGGCACATGAACGAAGCTGAGAAGGCACTGATCTATGGTAAAGCCAAAGAGGTAATCTTCCGACGTGTCCACGAAGAAGTAATGTATGCTATGCTAGAAGGAGTAGACCCATGAGCGAACCACATGATGTAGTTAAGCTATTGGTCGCACGGATGGAGAGCCATCCGGAAGAGTTTAGCTTGAATAGCCGCTGGTATGAAATCATAGGCGAAATAAGAACATGGGGTAACGAGGCCGACAAGGCTGCAATCGACGTAAGCCTGCGTGAAATCCGACTTAAAGAAGCCCATGAAGATGCGATGGACGAACTACTCAACGGCCCTGATCGTCGTCGCAAGGAAGCGGAAGAAGCTGAGTACGAGCTTAAGATGATACGGCAGCAAGCGCAGCAGGTCCTACGGAACACCACACAGACGGCAGGGACGTTCATTCCGGGCCTTCCTGCTACGAAGATAGGGAATTTTTAGGTTATGGGAAAAAGTAAGAAGGCAAAGACCGCCGCTGGGCAGGTCAAGGCACTGCCGAAGCGGGCACCGTTCCGCAAGGTGTGCACCACCTGTCGCTCAAGCTGGCTGGGGGACCTTGTATACGATTGTGGTCATGATACCCTCATCGAACAAGACATCTAACAACAATTGAGGAGCAAACTATGGAACCGACACACACCTACAAATATGGTGAACGGGGCCGCTCATTCAGTGCAGACGGACGGACGGGGGTAAAGACTGCCCGTATCGCTTGCAAGGAATGCGACTTCGTGGGGAGCATGACCGTGAAGGCTCTGCCCCCACCAGAATTGATGGATAAGAAATTCGTACAGAAGGGCTGGGAACTTGACCCGAATGTGTGCCCTAACTGCGTTATCAAGAGGAAACTAGCTAAGGCTGCAACCAAGAAGGAGCAACAGGATATGAATATGAACACCAAGCCAAACGGCGCACTGGCCGAAAACCCCGTCCTCAAGGCTGTAAGCGCCGACACCCACAAGGCTCAGGCCAAGATGCACCAACTGCTTACCATGCACTTTGATGGGGATGAAGGCATCTACCTAGACGGGTGGAACGATGAGCGCATCTCGAAGGAGAGCGGTATCTCAGTTACGCACGTGGGTGAAGTCCGCGCTATTGCTTACGGAGATATTAAGGAGCCGCAGGAAATCACTAAGCTGCGCGCCGACATCGAAAAGGTGGAGAAGGACCTGACTGAGATGTTGGCGATGGCACAGAAGGAAATTTACGACCTGCGAAAGCAACTTGCGGACCTGACCAAAAAGCTGGGGGTCAAATAAAATGCCGTTGGTCAAAAAGGGTGTGTTCAAGTGGACGCCCGAACTGGAAGCAAAACTTATGGGCTTGTTTGGCTACGGCCTGAGGGCCGCTGACGTAGCTGAGGAAATGGGTATCTCCATCTGCGCTGCCGAAGCACGGTATCGCAAACTGAAAAAGGCACAGAAAAATGACGGATGAAATTAAACGCCCCAAGATCATGATCGCCACACCCATGTATGGTGGGATGTGCACGGGGATGTACACGTTGGGCTTGCTTGTCACCATGAACAAGATGCGTGAACTGGGCATCGAAGTGCGCTGGGCGCACCTAACCAATGAGAGCCTTATCACTCGTGGCCGTAATGAATTGGTACGTTTTTTCTTGGAGACGGACTGCGATTATCTGATGTTCATCGACGCGGACATTGGCTTTGATGGTGAGGCATTGGCCCACCTGCTGGCCGTGGATGATGATATCGTATGCGGTATCTATCCCAAGAAGGAAGTGAACTGGGATAGCGTGAAGCGCGCTGCACTCGCAGGCAAGGAAGACCTGCAAGATCATGGGGGTGCCTTCGTGTTCAACATGGTAGGCGACCAGCACGTCGAGACTGACGAGCGCGGCGTTATTGAAGTGCGGCATGGCGGCACGGGCTTCATGCTTATCAAGCGGGGGGTATTCGATCACCTTGCGCCGCATGTACCGACCTATCGTACATCGTCGTTTATAAACGACAAAGGTGAGTATGATAAGCCGCTGACCTATGAGTTCTTCGCTACCAGCATCGACGAGAGCGGTGCGCTGCTGTCAGAAGATTACCACTTTTGCGAATTGTTTCGCAAGCACGGGGGAAAAATCTACGCCCATCCCTTCGTGAAACTCGACCACGTTGGGACCTATGTTTACAACGGGGACATTCTGAAATCGGGCGGCAATCTAAAGTAAGGAGCAAACTATGAAGAAGGAACTGGGATACGGCCAAAAGGCCGCACGGATTATGGAGTTGCTGAACTCCTCTGATTGGACAGACCACCAGATCGCTTATGCGGTTGGGTGTCATGTAACCTACGTTAAGCAACTGCGCCGCAAGATGGCGCATAAGGCGGAGGATAACCATCAAGAAGTGCCGGTGTCGGCAGAATTTGAAAAGATTCTCTCCGAGTGGAGGAACGATACTGAGGTTGAGACTGAGGTTGAGACTGAGGTTGAGACTGAGGTTGAGACTGAGGTTGATAAAATTCTTGCTGAGCGTGGTTCGCGTTACGGTACGTATGTCAAACAGGCGTATATTTCGCAGCGTATCAAAGCGGTTATGTCTGATACTCCGAACTGGATATCGCTGGATGACGACATGGTGGAGTCGCTGGAAATGATTTCCAGTAAGCTTGGCCGGATTCTCAATGGTGACTTCAACTACGCAGATAGCTGGGTTGATATCGCTGGTTACGCACAGCTTGTTGCTGACCGCCTGCAAGGGAAGGACTTGGTATGATTACTGCCTATGAAGCAATGGAGCAGGCTCACGCAACTGCGCGTAAGTACGCTTACGAAGGTATTAAAGCCTTTGAAGGTCTGACAGGTCTGGACCCTAAGAAGAACCCTCAGGCACTTGCCACATTTGTGGCTGGCTTCATGCAAGCGGCGTCTATCGACTTTGCAGCATGGGCTATCCAGAACCAGATGGAAGGGTTTCGTAACGACTTTCAGCGCGTCAACGATGAATGGCAGGATATTAAACGGGAGAGCTAAGATGGTAGGTGCAATTTTCGTAGTGTGTGGTTTGGCTATCGGAGCCGTGTGTTATGCTGTAGGCTTCATTGAAGGCCAGAAACAGGCACAGCCGAAGCGTGACAAGCACGGACGCTTCATTAAAGAGGACTAAACATCTATGGTTGCGTGGTCGTACAGCAGCATCAAGACGTTCGAGCAATGCCCGAAAAAATACTACCACCTTAAGGTAGTAAAGGACGTCAAAGATGATCCGGGCGAAGCCGCTGACTACGGCACTGCCGTACACCTCGCAGCCGAAGAGTTTATCCGCGATGGCAAGCCCATCCCTGAGAAGTTTGCCTACATCCGCCCCATCGTGGAGCGCCTTGCCGCTCTATCGGGGGAGAAACACGCTGAACTTAAACTGGGTGTGCGCAAGAGTAACGATGGTTACGAGCCGTGCGGCTTCTTTGATAAGAACGTGTGGTGGCGTGGCATCGCTGACTTGCTGGTTATCGACGGTAAGCGCGCATGGTGCGTAGACTACAAGACCGGAAAGAACGCACGTTACGCTGATACTAAACAGCTAGACCTGCTGGCGGGTGCGGTGTTCACTCACTTCCCGCAAGTAGAGAAGATCAAGTCCTCGCTCATCTACGTGGTTAGCGGGGACCTGATACCTACTAAGCACCATGTCATGCACCGCGACCAGTACCTATCGGTGTTTGATACGCAGCTAGATCAGTTGGAAGCTGCCATGGATAATGGTATATGGAACGCCAAGACTTCTGGCTTGTGTTCGTACTGTCCTGTGGTAGACTGTGAACATTGGAAGCCACGGAGGCGGTAGTAGTGGGTAAGTTCAAAGACCTTGCGGGGCAGAGGTTTGGGCGGCTAGTAGCAACGAGCTACATCCCAGATCGTCGTCGTACAGGAGGCCCAGAAGGGGCATGGATTGTACAATGCGACTGTGGAACATACAAAGCAGTGCGCCCCTATCTTCTCACTAGCGGACAGCAGGTAAGCTGCGGGTGCCTTGCACGAGAACAGGCGTCCACACGGCTTCGCACACACGGTAAAACTAATACATTTGAGTTCAACGTATGGACCGCAATGCGTAAGCGGTGCCAGTACCCGAAACACCCTAAGTACCATTTGTATGGCGGGCGTGGTATTAGCATATGCCCTCAGTGGAGTACGTTTGAAGCATTCTACGCAGACATGGGTGAGTGCCCGTTCCCTAAAGGCTCGATTGAACGCCTAGATAATGATAAGGGGTACGAACCCGTTAACTGTATATGGTTGCCCAAGGTAGAGCAATCGAAGAACCGCAGGACAAGGAAACGATAATGGCCCGCGATTACAAGAAGGAAAACAAGTACGAATCCAAGCCTGAGCAGGTGAAGAACCGCGTGGCCCGCAACGCTGCCCGTCGTAAGATGATGCGCGAAGGCAAGGTCCACAAAGGCGATGGCAAGGATGTTGCCCACGTAGTCGCTCTCGACAAGGGTGGCACTAACAAACAGGGCTTGCGCGTACAAAGTAAGTCTGCCAATCGTTCATTCCTCCGCGATAAGAAGGGTAACCTCGTGTCGGAGATCAGCAAGCGGGAACGCAAGAAGTAAGCGCCAGAGGAGCAAACGTGCGTATCATTGATAACAAGGCGCTGCTGGTGAAAGCGCCCGACCCATCTGTCATAACCTCCAATATCGCCAAGAGCGCAGTGGTTGAAAACAACTTCGTCGCCGTGCGCTGGGGGCTGAAAGAAAGCCAGACCTTGGCTTCGCTGGGGTTTGATGCGCCGTCGCCCATGCTGCGTGACTATAAGTGGACGGGTAAGCATACGCCGTTCGAACACCAGAAAACCACAGCCTCGTTTCTCTCGCTACGTAAGCGCGCCTTCTGCTTCAACGAGCAAGGCACGGGTAAGACGGCATCCGTTATCTGGACGGCTGACTACCTCATGAAGCGTGGCTTGGTTAGCCGCGTACTGGTTCTCTGTCCGCTCTCGATCATGAAGTCCGCATGGCAGAAAGACCTGTTCACCTTTGCTATGCACCGTTCGTGCAGCGTGGCTCATGGCACCAGTGCGCAGCGCAAAAAGATTATCAACGCAGGGGCCGAGTTCGTCATCATTAACTTTGACGGGCTGGCAGTTGTGGCGGACGAAATCATGAACGGGGGCTTCGACCTGATCGTGGTGGACGAGGCCAACGCCTATAAGAACGCACAGACCAACCGCTGGAAGGTCTTCAACAAAATCCTCAAGGCTACCGACCCGCGCCTATGGATGCTTACGGGCACACCCGCTGCGCAGTCTCCGGTAGATGCCTATGGTCTCGCCAAGATGGTTAACCCCGAAGGGTGTCCTCGCAGCTTCACGGACTTCCGCGCCGCTGTGCTAACCAAGGTTACCAACTTCAAGTGGGTTCCCAAGCCTACTTCACCTGCTTACGTGCATAACCTACTCCAACCTGCAATCCGGTTTGAAAAGAAAGATTGCCTCGACCTACCCGAGGTTACTTACATCGACCGTGACGCTCCACTAACAGCGCAGCAGGCTAAGTATTACAAGCAGCTCAAGACTGAGATGTTGCTTGAGGCAGACGGCGAAGAGGTCAGCGCGGTTAACGCAGCGACCAAGATCAATAAGTTACTCCAGATCAGCGGGGGCGCAGTCTATACAGATACGGGTGAAGTTCTAGAATTTGATGTGTCCAACCGCCTGAACGCAGTGATGGAGGTTATCGAAGAAGCCAGTAAAAAAGTGCTGGTCTTTGTGCCGTTCACGCACACCATCGCGCTACTCAGGGACCGCCTAGAACAAGAGGGTGTTAGCTGCGGGGTCATCAACGGCAGCGTATCGGTCAACAAGCGTAGTGAGTTAGTCGATCAGTTCCAAGACAAGAAGACGCCCCATGTGCTTATCATCCAGCCGCAGGCTGCATCACACGGGCTTACGCTTACGGCAGCGGACACAATCATCTGGTATGCGCCGGTTACGTCAGTAGAGACTTACCTCCAAGCCAACGCCCGCATCAACCGTCCGGGCCAAAAGAACGCGATGACCATTGTGCACATCTGTGGCAGCGACGTGGAAGCCAAGCTGTATACGATGCTACAAAACAACATCGCCCACCACGAAAAAATTATTGATCTTTACCGTGAAGTTATAGTTTAACAGGACTTGACACTGTTAAAAGTTAGGCATACCTAAGTCCGACAACCATAAGGAGCAAACTATGGACGAACCCGCACTGCCTGCGGACAAGCTTGTTTTGATATACCGGAAAATCCGCGATGTCATTAACGAGAAGGAAGAGGCCCACAAGACTGAAATCACAGCGCTCAAGGACCAACTGGATACCGTGAGCGCGAAGCTGCTCGACATTTGCAATGAGCAGAACATGGATAGCCTGCGTACTCCAGCAGGCACGGTTACGCGCCGCACAACGACGCGCTACTGGACGAGTGACTGGGAGTCGATGTATAACTTCATCAAAGAGCACGATGCGCATCATCTGCTCGAACAGCGCATCCACAACGGTAACATGAAAACTTACCTTGAGGAGAACCCCGATACGTTACCTATCGGCCTCAACGCGGACACCAAGTACGCGGTCACGGTTCGCAAACCTACAGCTAAGTGAGAGATAATATGAGCAACCTTACTATTTTCAAGAATCCCAACGCAGTCGCATCCGCTGCACTACCTGCTTCGGCTCTCGGCCAGCAGATCGCTGCTACAATGGGCGGCTTCAACCGCATCCAGACCAACACCAACGGCACCTTCAAGCGCATCGTTAACGGTGAGCAGGTCGGCAAAGCCATCCGTGGCGAGTTCAACGCTATTATCGTAGCCATGTTGGCTAAGCCCGGTCGTGAGTTTTACGGCTCGGACTATGATCCCGATGCTAAGGCAACGCTGCCTGACTGCTACTCTAACCTTGGTGACAAGCCAGAAGCTTCGTCTAAGAACCGCCAAGCGGCTAACTGCACAACCTGCTCCAACAACATCGACGGTTCGGGCAAGAACGGTAAGGGTAAAGCCTGCCGCTTCAAGCGTAAGATCGCAATCCTCCTTGAGGGTGACGAGTCCGGTGAAGTCTACCAGTTCAACGTGCCTGCCAAGTCGCTCTTCGGTAAGGGCAGCGGTAACACTCACCCATACGAAGCTTACTGCCGTTTCCTCGCCGCCAACGGCACGGGGCCAGACCGCGTAGTCACTACAATTGCCTATAACCTTGATGCAGAGACGATGGAGATTAACTTCACCGCTGACCGCTTCATTACCCCAGAGGAACTTGAGATCGTTCAGTCGGCTCAGGATAACCCTGCTACGCAGCGTCTCATTCAGATCACTGCTGGTGAAGCTGATGGTGCCAAGCCTGCTGTTAAGGCAGAGGAAGAAGCTCCGAAGTCCGCAATCAAGCCAGCCTCCAAAGTGAAGGTTAAGAAGTTGTCATTTTTGGACGACGATGAAGACGAGGAAGAGGCCGAAGTCGAAGCCCCCAAGGCCAAGCGCACTGCCAAGAAGGAAGAGCCTGTGAAGGCATCCGGTGATTTGGCTTCCATTGTTGACGCATGGGCTGACGACGAGGACGAGGAAGACTAATGAGCAACGGCTATAGCCTCCGACTCCGCGACTTGAACAAGAAAGCAGATAAGCGCAAGCTAGGGGTTCGCCTCGGTAAGCTGTGCATCAAGCATGACGTCCCCGTTGCGGTAGTTGCGAAGCGTTTAGGCGTGTCACGTACGACGGTATACAACTGGTTCTGCGGGGTTTCGGCCCCGCAGAGTTCAGCCGCCGGATTGCTTGAGTCCTACATCGCTAGTTTGGAGGGTGCCACTGCTTAAGGCAGTGTGCATCTTGGGTATTTTTGGGGGGTAAGTGCGCTTACCCCCGTGGGGTGGTGTCTGCGCAATGAGCCAGTTCGATCTTCTAGACGCAGTGCAGCCAGCAGATGGCTGGTACGCTGTCGTAGGTATTAAGGGGGACAGCAAGCAACAGGAGATCGTCGAAACTCGTAAGGAAGCCGACGACTGGATTGCCCACTTTGTGCGCCGTAAGCGCAACGTGTTCTTCGGGGTAGCCAAGTACAAGGATGGCTCCTCACGTTCTAAACCCAACGTCCATGCGTTGAAGGCGTTCTGGCTCGACATCGACTGCGGACCAGAGAAAGACTACCCTACGCAAGGAGAGGGTCTCGCTGCACTCAAGCAGTTCTGCAAAGCTGTCGGGCTACCTAAACCTATCCTCGTTAACTCAGGGCGCGGGCTGCACGTATACTGGCCGCTTACCGAAGAGATAACCCGTGCAAAGTGGGAACCTGTCTGCACCCGCCTCAAGGAAGTCTGCGCTACCCAAGGGCTGCGCGTGGATAACAGTTGTTTCGAAGCTGCGCGCATCCTGCGCGTACCGGACACATTCAACTTCAAGGGCGATGCACCTGTCCCCGTAACCGTTATGCACGTGGGTAACCCAGTTACCTATGAGTTTATGCGCGACCTGCTTGGCGCTAAACCTCCAGCGACTTCATTCCTTGACGGCCCCCGTGCGCCGCTTAGCCCGCTGGGCCAGCTTATCCAGTCTAACATTGAGAACAGCTTCACCAAGATTATGAAGCGCGGTGCAGATGGCTGTGCGCAACTTAACGCCTGTTACGCAGACCGTGCTAACCTGTCTGAGCCTCGCTGGTTCAGTGCGCTGTCCGTTGCTAAGTTTTGCGAAGACCGTGACAAAGCTATTCACCGCATGTCTGCCGATCACCCAGACTATGATCCAGTGCGCACCGAGCAGAAGATTGCGCACATCTTGGGGCCGCATACGTGCTTAGAGTTTGAGAAGAATAACCCCGGCCTGTGTGCGGCTTGCCCGCATTTTAACAAGATCAAGTCACCCATCACGCTGGGTAAGACGGTAGTGGAAGCTACCGAAGAGGACAACTTTGTCGAGGTTGAAGCAGATACCGGAGCCACCACGACATACCATATACCTGAGTTTCCCTTCCCCTATGTCCGCGCCAAGAACGGTGGCATCTACCGCAAGGCTGTTGGTGAAGAAGAGGAAGATACCCTAGTCTACCCGTACGACTTTTATATCGTGAAGCGTATGGAAGACCCACAGGAGGGCGGCGTTGTGCTTATGCGCCTCCACACACCCAAGGACGGCATTAAGGAGTTTGTGGTCGCCAATTCCAAAGTGATGGATGGCGTCGAGTTACGCAAGCTTCTCGCAGCCAAGGGCGTCATGTCAGGGAAAAAGCAGTACGAACTTATTGTGGACTACGTAATTAAATCATTCCTACAACTATTTGATAACCAGAAGGCAGAGCAAATGCGCAATCAATTTGGATGGGTCGATAACGACAGCAAGTTTATCGTGGGTGACCGCGAGATCAGCGTGGAAGGGACGTACCATAGCCCTCCATCATCAGTAACCCGCGTTATCGCGGACCACATGGTGCCCGCAGGCACATTCGAGAAGTGGAAGGAAGTCTTTGATCTCTATGGGCGTCCGGGCCTTGAGGCACACGCGTTCGCTGCGGCTACTGCTTTCGGCGCTCCATTGCTGCGCTTCTCCGGTCAGCGTGGCGCAATCATGAACGTCATCCACCCCAACTCAGGCACAGGTAAGACGACCATCCTGCATATGTGCAACAGCGTTTGGGGTAGTCCAGAGAAGCTGTGCGCTAAGAAGGACGACACGTTCAACTCCAAGGTTTTCAAGGTGGGGGTGCACTGCAACCTGCCAATCACGTTCGATGAAATGTCGAACACGGAACCTAAGCAACTGAGTGAGCTTGCCTACCTAATTACTCAGGGCACCGGCAAGGACCGTATGAAGGCGTCCTCGAACGAACTGCGCATGAACCTCACATCGTGGCAGACTATCGCTCTATGCTCGTCTAACCACTCGTTTTACGAAAAGCTTGAGGACCTCAAGAACACCCCGCAGGGTGAGATGATGCGCATCATTGAGTATAGCATCGACTATTCCAACGCCATCGACACGCAGCTTGGCAAGGATATGTTCGACCACCAGTTGTTGGAGAACTACGGCCACGCAGGCGATATCTATGCGCGCTATATCATCGCTGAATATGATGAGGTAAAGAAGCTATACAACACCATCCAGCAGAAGCTGGATAAGAAGCTTAAGCTCACGCAGCGCGAACGTTTCTGGTCTGCTACCGTCGCAGCTAACATCACAGGCATCTACATCGCTATCCGCCTTGGCCTGTGCAACTGGGACGTAGCCCGCATCTTTAAGTGGGCTTGCCGCATGATCCTCAGCCTACGCACCACCCTTACACCCCCACCAGAAGGAGATCGCCAAGTGCTTGGTGAATTTATTATCGGACGTATGAGCAACATCCTGATCGTCAATGACGGTGTAGATCGCCGCAGCAAGATGCAGGAAATCCCGCAACTGGAACCCAAGCAGGACCTGATGATCCGTTACGAGCCTGACACCTCACGGGTATTTATCACAGCTAATTCATTCCGTCAGTTCTGCGCTGCACGTAACATCGGTTACCGTGCGATGCTTGCTAAGATGAAAGATAACGGCATCTTTATCGAGTCGGTCAACAAGCGCATGTCTAAGGGTATGAGCATTAACACGCCGGGTGTGCAGGCACTTGTCTTCGACGCTAACCATCCGGACTTTGTATCGCTTGCAGAGCTTGTCCCCGACAGCGCAGAGGAAGCTACAGAGGAGTGATTGTCGCTGGGGTCAGCTACGAGATTAACTGGCGTACCTTTACCAAAGGTAAGTCCATATTTTTTCCGTGCCTTGACCCCAAGCAGGCATGGCGTGAAGTGCGCCCCACGGTGCGTCGGCTAAAGCTAAATGTAGTCCACAAGGCAGTAGTAGACCCTATATCTGGTATAAGGGGTTTACGAATCTGGCGCATGTGATATTAGGGAGTCGAGAGTTTGCTCCTCTCATGGTGACCTCCGCCCCCGCTAGTTAATTCTGGCGGGGGTTTTTTACTGCTTAAGGTCCTTCTCCACCGTGTTATAGCTACGGTTGAACTCCTTATAGACCGTGTTCTGCTTCTTGCGGTAGAAATCCACAATCATCTGGCGCTGCTTGGCATCTTTCAGACCCAGTAGTTCCTCGCGGCGGTCACGACCGATATCGTCCAGTTCCTTCTTAGCATCCTTGTATGCGGCCATGATGCGCCAGTCGGTCTCTACAGGGAACTTTTCTCGGCTCTTTCGGAAGTCCTCCGGCTCATATTCTTCCTGACGGACCAATGCACCCATGCCCGGATGGCCGTAGAACGGAGCGCTTTCAGTCCGCATAAAGTACTTGTTCATCGGGATGTATTCGCCACCCTTGCCGACATAGGCACGGACGATTGGTAGGCGCTGTGCAAGGGTCTTATCACCCTTGTTATCCCCAGCGATGAACTTGTAGGTATCCTCAGCAGTGCGGTAGCCGCCGCCCAGATACGACTCGAAGATGTGCCGGTACCATTCGGGCTGGCGGTCAAAGCCGCCACTGACAGACTCAGAGCCACCCGTCATGTTGTTCATGCTGCGGGCAATCCACTTCCACACCCGCTCGGTATCTTCACGGCCCAGCGAGGAAGCAGCGCGGTCGGCATCAAACTTCTTAGTGTAGATGGGTGAGCCGAAGCTATTGAGGTTGGACTCCGCCTCAACAACGGGCTTAGTCAGGCTCGGTGCTACAGATGCGATAAGCCCAGAAACTTCTGCGCCACGAGGCTTAACTGGAGACAGCGTGTTTACCGCTGCCGCACCAATTGACTTCGCTGCATCCATGATGCTGACTGTTCCAGCGCCGGGGGAAATAGCACCCATCGCTACTTCGCCAAGTTTCTGACCTACGTAAGTTGGGAACCCGAGCATAAAGCCAAGCGGAATAGCGACGTAGTCATCAACCTTTGGCCCGGTCATGAGAACCAAGCTACCCTGTTGCACAGCATCAGGCAGGTCCAAGTAGTTAGGGACTTTGTCACGGTCATCATCACCGCCACCCTTGTAAGCATTCCACGCTAGGGAAAGCACGCCGATAGCCATTTGGGCGAGGATAATCTTGCGGCCATTGCTGCTGTTAAACGCCAAGCGCTTAAGACGACGCGCCGACTCCGCCGAAGGACTCCAGAAGAAGAACAGGCTGTCCAGCACCTGTGCCCACTCGCCGCGACGGGTAAGGTTAAGGGACGAGTTAAGTGCCAGACGCGCCGCACCTTCGCGGTCGATGCCTTCTTCCAACGCAGCTATGTACGTAGCGAAGCGCGCTTTATAGTCGATCATCTGTGATGTAGCGTCAAGGAATTTAGGCACCGCAAGCGCTGCTTCCTTAGCAAACGCAGTTGGGTTCTTATCCTTAAGCGCCTTAAGACGCTTGAGAGACTTCGAAGCATCGGCAGTGAGAAGTTCGATGTCATGGATAACAGCGTGACCCGGAGAACCCCCGTCCTCAATAAACTGGTCGAACAGGAGAAGCATCTCAGCCTGCTCCGCTGTTTTCGGCTCCAGCCCATTGATGTAGCGGAACATCGTGCCGTTTATCGCCCGGCCCGTGGGAGTAAGCGCAGAACAGTACGCAGCTACCTTAGCGCCAAGCTTCTTACCAAAAGCAGGGCTATATTTTTCAGTCTGCGCAGCAACTGCGTTAACCACAGCATCCATCGGATCGCGGATAAATGCGCGGGGGAGATACGGAGGGCTGAACCGCGTCAACTGCGACTTCATGAAGTTGGCGCTCTTTATCCACGCCTTCATAAACCCGTTAAGCTGCTTAGGCGTCATGTTATCGAAGGCGCGCTTCATCGCCTGCCCAGCAGGGGTGTTCGTAAACTCGACATAGTACGGCACGCCATCCTTCTTGACGACGAGGTACTTCTTAGCTTCTGCCTTCATGTTAACGTTTACGGGCGTACCATCAGGGTACTCAACATTTTCACTGGGCTTTACACGAACTTTGGGGTCCGAGTCTGTGTAGTACGTAGCTACATCAGCGTTCGCTTCCGGATCATTAATCAGGTTCTCAAGGAACTGCTGCCCCACACGGTTAACCGAGGCGCGCTGGATCAGATGCTTAGCGTCAGCGAAGAGCATATAGAGCGGATTAAACGGCATGGACTTGCGCCCTTCCGACTTCATATACTCTGAGCGACGGATACCAAGACGCTTCTGGTATTCTGTATCGTTATGGGCTTCTTCATCACCCAGCGTCTGCATATCGCCCGCAGCCGCAAAGCCCTTTAGCGGCGTATAGAAAGGCTGCATCTTGCGCGCCATGTCCGCTTGCTGGCGAGTGAGAAGCCCTTCCTTAACCCGCGTGTTGAGCATGAAGTCCACGAGGCGGTCGTGCATCTTGGCGATTTCTTTGAGCTTCGGCTCCAGCCCGCGCAGTGCAAACTCCTTAAGGATCGCCTCTGCTTCGGCATCGGTCATACCCGAGCCACCCTCAGGGTAAGCCTTGTTACGCTCACGCACCAGTGCGTTACGATCCTTGGCACCGCGTGCCCACAGGTACATGCCGATATCCTGCTCTTCGACGCCAAGCTCGACCATTTTGCGGAGGATCGGCTGGATGAAGTTACGCTCAAGCGATATTTGGCGACCGCTGCGCGAAGCATTAAGAAGCTCAGTTTTGTGCGAGACAGCCATGTTATCAGGCAGTTGCTCAATGCCGTACATAGCCGCAAGCTGCTTGTCATAATCAACGATGTCTTGGTAGCTGTAGTTCAACTTACGGATGATGGCAGACTGTGCCTTGGAGAACTGCTTAAGCAGACCCTGTAGCCGGGCCATGATACCCGCACGATCTTCGCGGGACACGTTAGGGTTAGGCTCCAAGCCCAAGTCCGTTGGGTCCAGCATCTCGTCAGGGTACATGGCGTTACGCCCACCAAGCGACATCGAAGCACCGCCCGGGAGTTTACGTGTGACGATATAGTCATCGGGCGCGATAGCTTGCTCTTCATACGGGGTAAGGTCAGAGCGTTCCGCAGCGCTAAGGGTACGCCGGTCAGCAGATGAACGTGCTTCCACCTCACCAAACAACGCTAGATACGCTTCACGCGCTGCGCGGGTCTCCTTCAGGATAGCGATGATATCGTCACGGGATTGAACCGTTTCCAATGCCGTTACCGTGTAGGTATCTTTCTCGATGGCATCTTCGAACTTCTTGTACCGCTCGTTGATCCTGTCGGGGTTTGCATCGGCTACAGAAAGCAAATCAGTGATCGCAACGCGCTGCTCAGGTGACAACTCGCTGTATTTGGTTACGCCGAAAACCGCTTCGTATATTTTCTTTTGGGCGTCGTCTTTTGCTTTGACGGCAGCAGTGCGTTCGGGCGTGCCAACTTCAAACTTGTCCCGCGCTTCCTTAAGCGCACGCGATGCCTGCATATATTTTTCGAACAGGCCGGGGCCTGCGTTCATAGCAGAGTCCCATATCGCTAGGGTAGCTGCATTACGCTCAATCTTTGCGGTCAGGCGCGATACCTCATTGCGCACATAGCGCGCTAGCTGCTCATCAGAAGCCTTAGAGAGCGCGGTCTGTGTGTTACCCCCACGAGCAAAATCTTCCTGCCCCTGAATCCAGTGCTGGATTTCATGCACAATCGTGCCGATAGGGTCCTTCGCATAGGGCGTTATAACAAGCTCGTTCTTTTGCTCGTTATACCAGCCCTGAGTAGACCCCGAAAAATCCAAGATGTCGTTCTGGCGCTTGATCTTGATGTTCTTGGCAGCGGGGTAGTACTTATACAGCAGGGGGTGATCCAGAACCTCCCCGAGCGTGGTTACGTGCTGTTCCTTGAGCAGTTTGGACTGCGGCAGGTTAGCCCAGTTATCCGTAAAGCTTGCACCTTCATCGGAGAACTCAAAGCGCCAGTCACCATCCGGTGCCTTGAACCAACCCGTCTGCTTGTGCACGTCGCTATTGGGGCCGGATGGATTGCCCATGCCGTCAAGCATACGAGCAGTGTCGTATTGGGTTACCTCGTTGAACCGCAACTTAGCGTTGTCACGGCCACCATACATGAAGGCAGGGCCTTCGTTACCCACAATGATGCGTTCGCTCTTTGAATGGCCCGTAGTATTGGCAAGCTGATTTAGCTGACGGATAACTGGTGAGCGTGTAGGCAGGCCGACAAACGAGCCGAGATGCGATGCAAACTCTTTCAGCCACTGCTTGATGCGCGCAATTACGCTGTCTTTAACGTCGTAGCGCTGGCGCAGGATATCGGTAGCATTCTCAGCCCAGAACTCGGAAGGGGAAAAGTACTGGTAAAACCCCTGCTTTGATACGTCGCTATCAGGGTCAGAAAGCAGCATCCGTGCAAATTGCAGGTTACGGACGTCTCCGCTTCCAAAATAGTAATCATGGATAAGGTTGAGATACCGCTTTGCGTCACCGTCAACTAGGCGGCGTTTGATATTTAACCGCGTCTCCCACAGGTCATATATAGCGTCCTGTGCGCTTTCGGGCATCAAACGCTCTGCATGGTGCAGTACTTCATGGACGGTAGTGGCACTGGGTGCACCAGCGACAATTTCAATCAGACGCTCAAGGGGAGTGTACTGACCAGCGTAACCTTGTCCGTTATAGTTGCTAACAAATAGGCTAACATAACGCGTGAGGTTCGGATTGTTCTCCAATACCCACGTAGCGAAGTCCGCATGGTCCTGCGTCATCTTGCCATCAGCAACAGCCTGCTGAAGAGCAGCGAGGATTTGTTCGGTACCTTCTGCAACATTAACCGCTTCAGTCAGGTCCAAAGTACCTATATCAGCCTGCGGATTAGTAAGCAGTTCCGAAGCGGCATCCTCCCGCATACTAAGCACGGTACCCATAGCAGGCTGCACACGCAGCGCACGGAGAGCCGTGTCGCGGTCAGCTTTGCTGATCTGCTTGGTCTTGTACGCTTCTTCAATAAGGCGGATGTCAGCCTGACGCTTGGTTACCCGTGCCATAGCCTCACGGCCTGCGGCATTAGCAATACCACCGCGCATCTCATCAAGCTGCTCGTTCAGGACCTTAAGAGCGGCCTTGATCTTTGCTTTCTGCTTGGGGTTAGGTGTGTTGTTCAGTTCTTCTGAGCGCTGGTTAATCAGAAGCTGCTGGTTGATAGCTGCTTCCCAACGCTTCCGCTGCGACTCAGGCAGTGCATCAAAGTCAGCCTTGGTGGTCGGCACGCGCATCATGCGCAGAACATCGCCAACGTCCTTGTCAGAAAGACGGTTGTTATTGCGAAGCACAGCCAAGCGCTCGGTAAGAAGCTGCTCATTCTGCATACCCGGAGTAAGTTCAGCAGCGCCTTCAACAGGGCGACCCTGCTGGGTGCCCATCATACCACGACGGGTTTCCTTAAGTCCTCCCGCATCGCCCGGAGCAACCTTGGTTACCGGAACACCTTTAAGGTTGTCAGGGATCAGGTCCTCAGGGACTACTTCTGGTTCCCCTTGTGTACCTGCTTCGTACTCGTTTTCAGCCTGCATGAACGCAGCAAGCTCTTCATCCGAGGGTTCCCCCTCTGTGGTACGTTCGTATTCACCGCCCGGCCCAAATACATCCGCAGCGCGAACACGGCGCTGGATGCGTGCAACCTCATCCTCAGTCAGCGGTTCCTGACGAGCCTGAAGCAGGTCAGCGTTGATCTTACTGATCTTCTGCTCGGCATCATAATTACGACGGCCAACCGTATCCTCAACGATACCTGCACGCTCTACCTGCTGGGTCTTGAGGCTCTGCGTTTCGCTTTCGCCAGCAGCAGTCTCGAACGCGGACTCCATCCGCATAATGTCAAGCAGCGTAGCGTGTTCGCTATCTGTAGACCCATCAAGCCCATGACCGGCGAGTGCTTCATCAAATGCGGCGTGCTTGTCTACGATATTAGGGTCCATGGCGACCTGCGTGAGCAGTTCGTAACGCATCGGTCCTTCCTGCTGCCGCAACCGTTCATTAGCCACCAACATGTCAGTAAGGGACACAGGTGGCGTAGGAGTGCCAGCGACTGCACCGGGCTGCGCCTGAGCTTTGCCGTACTCAACACGGTAGTCATTGAGGATTGACTTAGCTTCGTACAGTACGCGTAGCGTGGGGTCCGTAATAGCCGACGTGCCTTGAGTAGCTGCTTCCTGATTAGCCTGCGCACGGCGCGCACGTGAGAAACGCCCTTCAAGCGAAGAGATGTAATCAGCCGCAGCTTGCGGACGGTTCAGTGCAAGATCGTTGGAGAGTTTAAGGTTGAGTGAGTTAACAAAAGACGTGACCTGCCCGTTGGGCTTTTCACCCGCAGCATTAGCCAAGCGTCCGCTAATCATTTCCTTAGTAAAGATACCTGCTGGCACGCCTTCTTCGGTCGGTGCACGCATCGACTCCAGCGTATCCATGCTCATGCGGACAAGCCGCCCATCAGCGTGACGGACAACTACGTTACCGTCAGCATCAGGTGCACTAAGGATATCCAGCTTTTGGCGTGTAATGATGTTGGGGTCTTTGGGGTCAGGAATAGCAGCGTCGATGGACTCCAACGCCTTCTGCTTGCGCAGCGCTTCACGTGCAGCATTATAATCTTCCTTGCCGCCCGGAAATAGCTTCTGGACTGCATCAGACCCTGCGCGGACGCCACCACCCACAATGAAGCCCGCTGCGGCATTAGCAGCTACATCTTCGCTAAGCTGCTTGTCTTTGTTATAAGCCAACCGTTCTTGTGCGTTCTGAGCAAATTGCGATAGCGCTTCCTGACCTGCCTCTTCAAAGCCGCGCATAGCAATGCGGCCCGCAGCCATAGACTCGATTTCATGGATCGTGGCTTTAATCGCAGCCTTAGCTTCAGCAGGTACAATCACACCCATACCTGCCTTGGAAGCAATGTTCATCAGCTTGGCAGTAGCAGTTGTCCGCAGGTTCTGCGGCAGGCGTGCAATAAGACCCTCGGTAACACCCAACTCAGATAGGCCAATAGCAGAACCACCTAGAGTGACGAGTTGCCGCGTTATTGGGCCTACTTTTTCACCGGTCTTCTTTTCGTAAGCGTCCATCTGCTCACGAGCCTGAGTAGCACCTTGGCCTGAAGCCACTGCACCGAGGAAGAGATTAGACGCACCGCGTACTGCTTTAGGTATAAAGCCTACGCCCTTAGCTGTGGCTTTAGCTGCACCGCCAACCAGATATGGCGCAATGCTACCAGCACCTCCGCTGAGAAACTCAACGTTCTGCATCGTGGGATCAAACTGAAGAGCTTCGGTTACTTCAGCAGGCTGGGCAAGACCAATGTTAGCAGCAAGATTTTTAGCCCCACTTTGGATGCTGCGACCGATGTTTTCGCCCGTCTGCCCAAAGATACCCAGCGCACCGCCAAGCTCCCCAGTAGACTCAACAGCGGTGCGGGCCGCAGTGCGGAAAGGATCAACGATCTTCTCGCCAAGGGTCAATTCGTGCGGTGCACGGCCCTTCTCAGCAATGAACTGTTCCTTACCTCCAAGCGCCTTAAGCTCTGCCTGAAGCTTACGCTCACGTATCTCATACTGGTTCAGCCACGAGCGATACTGAGAGTCGTTGCTCTTGTTACGCGCACCCAGCCGCTGCTCCAATTGGGCAGTGGCGGTAGCTTTCTTAGCGGCGTTTTCCTGTAACTGCTTAGTGTAATCAGCGCGCTGCTTAGCAATATCCGTAATGGCTTGCTGTGCATCAGGAGTAGGCGCTGCTTTAGGGGCAGCGGGAGCAGGAGCTTTAGGCTTCAGATTGTCCGGGATCATATCCATCGGAACAACGTTACTCTGGCGGGGCTTAAGGTTGTCCGGGATCAGATTAAGCGGAACAGGGGTAGCCATGCTTTACTTCCTTTAGCTCGTATACACCCACCGTCCGCCTTGAAAAACCATACTGCGTCCGTTTGCCGCTTTGCCCGTATCCCCTTCTTTGGGTCCTTGGTTAGCAGCAGGCTTGCCTGCATTACCAGATGCAGGGGGCTTAATGCTAGGAAGATTTTCACCGGTCACTTCAAAGTAGTAGTCATTTGCTAGCTGTTTCAAAATGCGGTTCATTTCCGCAGTGTTGCCCGCATCACGTGCCGTTATATATTCAGGGCTATTAACCGAACGGGCACGGGCTTCCTCGGGGGCCTTGAGTGCAGCCTGTTTCTTAAGCTGCTCATTCTGCTGAATGCCGTAGTTCTTGTAGCTATCAGCGTTAGTTTGAGCAACATCACGCTGCGCCTCGCCCTGCATACCTGTACGTTTGGTTTCTTCACTCTGCTGGTAGACCGTCTGCTGCTGAGTGAACTTACGACCGATATCCTTATCGGAGATTTCAAGTTTCTGGTTAGCAACTTCACGGATGTAGTTGGCCTTGTCCAGAGCCTGCTTGTAAGTGATGCCTTCGGCTTCAGCGAGGTCACGGATAGCCTGACGCTTATCGGCTTCGCGTTCTTTCTTGGCAGCGCGTGCACCGGGCAATGCGGCAGCGGCAGCTTGACCCACAGCCTGCAACAGATACGGTGAGTTAGTACCGGCCATGTTAAAGCCGATCTCAGCCAGCGCCATCCACTTATCTTCATTGCGGCGCTTCTTCTGCTCCGCAGGATCAAGGGTTTTGCGTGCCTCTGCCGTAAGTGCAGATAGCCCCTCGTTCTTCGGGGCTGGGATATTCTTGGTATAGAAGTCTTCTGCGTACTTATACGCGCCGGGAACCTTCGACTCCAAACTTTCTGCCCAAGGTGCATTAGGTCCAGCGCTCGGAGTAGCGCCCGGTTGGGCCGTACCGCCCATGACTTTTTTGACGTAGTTTAGTGTTTCTTTGGGTACCTTATTCATATTAGCGCCGGAAGCTAGCCACTTGTCCATGTTGCCCGGACCCCAGTTGTAAGCCATGAGCGCATGAGTTTTGTTGCCATACTTGCGAAGCATAGCGTCGAGATATTTTTGCCCTGCTTGACGGTTTGCTTGTTCCGCACTTAGCCCCTTGGCCATAAGTTCAGCTACAGTTGGCACGCCAAAACCCGGATTACGCATAGTGCCCGGCATAAGCTGCATAACACCGCTAGCACCTTTAGGGCTTACAGCATTCTGATTGCCGCCACTTTCAGCCATTTCAACATCATCATACAGGTCGGTCATACCGCCATCAGCAAACGCAATAATGCCGCCGCCAGCATAACCACCGTTATCTGGTTCATCAAACATACCTGCTGGAATAGGCGCATCGGTAAGACCACCAGCAGCCATATAAGGCGGATTATAGTCGCCACCTACCATACCGCCTTCAGCCATACCTTGCGGGGGCGTACCCATCGGCGCAGAAGCACTGGGCGGAGCAGCTTGCGGTGTAGCGCCAAGGCCAGCGGGGGCACCTTGCGGAGCTTGCTGCGGCTGCTGTGGTTGTTGAGGCGGAGCGCCGCCTAGCACCTGCTGAGCAATAGTCTGCTGGGGTACAGCTTCAGTCTGTGCAGCGGCGCGCATCTTGTCGATGAACATACCAGCAAGCACAGCGGCAGTCGGGTCCACAATGCCCATCTGCGCAGCTTCCGCAATTTTCTGCTTGTTACCGCCGTACTCTTTGGCAACCTGCTCGGGAGCCTGAATGCTGAATGGTTTAACCACCTAAACCTCCTTAAACGCCGCCCGAGAGAGTCTTGTACATGCCGAGCGCACCAAGCCCTGTACCCATAATCTGAGAAGCCAATGACGGCGCAGGGGCCGAATAGCTGGTGTTCGTGTTCGGTGAGACCGGCACGTTATTAAGCATACCGCTATACTGGCGCAGCATCTCCAACGGATAATCGCGCTGGGTCAGGAAGTCCTGATACTGCTGGGTCATGCGCTGCTGCTCAAGGGCTTGCTGCTGTGCCGCAGTGTTTTGCTGCAAACCAAGGCGCTGGGCATCCGCCTGCTGCTGTGCCGAACCAATGTTTGAAAGTGTCTGGCCCATCTGACCAGCCTGCTGCAAGCCCTGAAGACCGAGGTTGGCACCGAACTGACGAGACTGTTCACCAAGACGCTGGGCTTCCAGCGCTGCCTGCTGGTTTGACTGAAGCGCAGCAAGACCTGTCTGGGCACCGAGCTGCTGAGTTTGCAGTGCAGCATTGAGGTTCTGCTGGCCAACATTGAAACCCATCTGCTGGTTGGCGAGAGCCGCCTGCAACGCCTGCTGCTGGTTAAGCCCCTGCTGCTGAAGCTGAGCCGCTTGGTTCTGGACGTTAGCCTGCTGCGCCGAGGACAAGTTAGCCAATGCAGACTGAAGACCTGTCTGAGTGCCAAGCTGCTGAACACCAAGTGCCGCACTGAGGTTTTGCTGGCCGGTGGTAAGCCCTGCCTGCTGATTAGCCAGTGCAGCCTGCATGGCCTGCTGAGCGTTAAGCCCCTGAGCTTGGAACTGCTGAGCCTGATTATTGACCCGTGCCTGCTGCTCGTTGGACAAGTTAGAAAGGGCAACCTGCGTACCATACTGCGCGCCAAGGCCCTGTACACCAAGCGCTGCATTAAGGTTCTGCTGGTTAGCCTGCTGTTGCGCAGCTTGTTCCGTGTTGAACTGCTGCTGGGCGTTTTGGAACGCCTGCTGCTGCCCTTGCGCCTGAATGTTCCCAAGCTGGGTACCAAGGTTACGCTCACGCTCAAGTCCAGCCAATAGCTGGCGGCTACCACCATAAGTACCCTGTCGTGCGGCACCAAGGTCCTGAACTAATTGGCCCTTTTTAGCATCGCGGATCGCTTCGTTCTTCTGGATATCAATGACGCTCTGCATGTACGGCGACATGTACTGCTGAGCTTGAGTAGAGCCAAAGCTACCCGGACCCTGCATCTGGAAGTAGTTTAGGTTAGGCCGATACCCAGTCTGTGCCGACTGCATATCCTGTGCCTGCACATTGTTGCCCTGCACATTACCGGGCTGCTGCATCTGGAAGTAATTGAGTTCTGGGTTATATCCAGTCTGAGCAGTGGCCATCTGGGGCGCACCCTGCATCATCGGGCGCACATTACGCGGAGCCTGCATTGAGTATTGGTTAAGACTGGGTTGGCCAATTTGCTGGGCATTAAACTCGTTAGGGCTATACTGGCCCGCTTGGAGCGCACCAAGCCCTGCGGCTGCCGCAAGGTTAGATGCCTGACCAAACTGACCCGGTGTCTGAAGACCCGCTATTTCATTCTGAACATTCTGCTGCTGATTAGTAAAGCCTGCAATGCGCTCAATGGGGTTACCGCTGGCATCCTGATACGGTTGGTATGGACGATTAACCATCGTGCTCATACGGCTCATGACGTCTTGGTAATACGGCTGAGCATACGCCGGTAGCGACGTAGTCTGGTTTACATTTTGAGTCTGCTGAGTGCCACCCTTAGCCATATTAACCTCCGACCCCTTCTGTCACTACGGGGAGTTCATATACTTGCCACAACAATTTGTAACCATCATCCTTGAACGCACGAGCAAAACCGGGGCGTCCCGAAGACTCAATCACTTCGCATCCGCTGTCCCGTGCCCACCGCTGTAGCATAGCCAGCATCGGGTCTTTCCAGCTAAATCCTTCATCACCACCGATGAATACCATATCCAAACATTTTTTACGAGGGTACTGCCAAAAACGAGTGATGGTTACGCCAGTAATGGTTTCATCCTTAAGCGCTACCCACAAATGAGCGTGGCCGCTACGGACAAATTCAAGAATGTCCTCAGGCTCATACCGCCCAAAAGTGTACTCCGCTGCCTTCTCAACATGCGGATAAGCAAGGGACCAGACGACATCAATTGCCGCAGGGGGAACTAAGCTGATGGTATACTCACTCACAAAGCACCGAGGCCTTTAGCGATTGAAGAGTTCTGGCCGCGCTTATGCGCTCGGTGTGCGCGGTCTACTAGAGCATACAGTTTCTTGGCACCGCCTGCCCTGCGCACCGCTTCCGGTGGCATGTAGACTTCACCTGCGGCTACACGTGCCCGCTGACTACCAATACGAGCGGGGATATCATCACTTACGCCATCGCCTTTACCGCGCAGTGGGATACCACCCATCTTGGCAAAGCGTTCAAAGCCTGCATCAGTGTAGCCATTGCCAGCCTCAGCAACTGCACGGGCAGGGATAACAAAGCCACCTTCATCCATATGAAGCTCACCGCCCGCAGCATAGCCGGTCTGGGAAGGAACGCCGCCCATATAAGGAACCCCAGTATATGTATACATTGGCTCCCCCTTCTTGGCGTTGGGGTTGAGGATCGGGCGCATAATTATAGTACCCTGCGCAGTGTTTGAACCCGGCTGTACCATCTGGCCCATAGTGTTAAAGATGGCAGGCTGCGAGACATCGAACCAGTTACGCTCACCAGACTTAGTCTTAAGCTCTTCAGTCGTGGGTGAGGCAATAACCTTGCGAGGTTCAGCGTAGTACGGCCCCGTGTAGGAGTTATCAATCTGCCCGCCCGAAGTAGCAGTGCCGGTGCTGGGTGTCATAGCACCGCTAATCCCGCTCGTAAGCCCAGAAGTAGCAAGCATCGGAGCAGCGTTACGGATGATGTTTGGAGTACCCGCAGGGAGGCCAGCCTTAGCGGCAGCGCCGAAACGAGCAATAAGCCCCGGTGCTTTAGGTACAAACTGCCCCCCAGCTTTAGTAAGGAACGAAGCTTCAGTACCTGTTATAGAAGGCGCGGCGGCAGCAAGACCCGCAGATGAACCGACAGCAGGAACAGCAGTGCCGCCAGCCTGCGTCAAAAACGCATGTTCTGCGGATGTAATACCTGCGTTAGCCCCACCACTAGTAGCAAGACCGCCTAGACCCTTAGCAGCATTAGCTGCCTGACCAATACCAAACGAACCTGCATTAAGGCCAAGTGCACCGCCCAGCGAAGCACCGCCATAAGCTTGAAGGCCAGCCATCAGACCTTTCTTAAGGCTACCGGTAGCAATACCTGTACCTGCACCGATCAAAGCGCTAGCCGTAAGTGGATTAATAAGACCCCCAGTAAGCGGCGTAGCAATAGCGCCGAGGATCGTCGGGAGTAGTTTGCCAAGCCAGCCAGCTTCGACGAGACCAGTGTGTGGATTGATCGTCAGCGAACCACCATGCGCCATAGCCAGACCCTGAAGGCTGTTAACCTCGTTGGGTGTCATATGGACAAGCATGGTATCTTCGCCGCGACCCTGCGACTGTAGCTGCTGCGCCAATGGGTTACCGAGCACAGACAGACCGCTCTGCGCCGGAGACGTATTTGACGTAACAGGGTTATCTGCACCCAGCATAGGTGGGTTACCTGTCGGCGCATCCTGAGGGTGCTGCATCTGCTGAAGGTCCATCATTATTCCCTAGGTCGAAGTCACGGTCTGCCAACCAGACGCTGTATATACACAAAGTTTACCCAACGTAGTATCAAAAACAACCCATCCCGCGCTAGGGGTAAGCGCGTTCTTCTCCACTGTAGTTACATTCTTTGTGGCAAAAATACCCCCCACAAAAAGGTCTGCTGTGTATTGCTGCGCGTTGTTAGGGGTACGAGAGTCAAGCTGCGAGAAGTAGTTTTCCAACACACGGATGACCTGCCGCATATACTGCGGGTCCCATTCTGCTGGGGGTCCGGGTAGTGGAGATGCACGAAACCTATCAAGAGCCATTAGCGAGTACCATCCTGACGAGCATCTAGACGTGGCGCACCAAGCTGCCACTGGACACCAAGCTCAGTGGACCTAATTTTAAACGCCATCTGACGGGCACGGGCACGCATGAAGACCTGATCGGTGTACTGGTTAGTCGTAGTTTGAATTACGCGCTGGCTATCCGCAGCATCAGATTGAGCCGAGCCGCCGGGAAAATTGCGTGGGATAACCGTAAGCGTAGCTGTCGCGTTCGTTGCCGTCGAAGTGTTAAAACTAACATCAGGGATAATACGGCGGATCAGCATAAAGTTGTCGCCATCCCCAATATCAAAGGGTGACGACTGGATGTAGCTATCAATTGGAAGCGTATCGTCGTCAATGCCATTCTCATGGTCATAGAGGTAGCCGCTACCCGTGGTTACCGTATTGCCACTAACGGTGATTGTAGTGTTTGCAGCCTGTGGATAATGGCGCAAAGGTGTGTCGAGCCAAGCTGTCCGATCAATGCTGCCATAATACCAGATGCGCTCTAGGTGGTTATAGACGACATAGGCGTTGTTATAGTTGCTATCTGCTGTGGGGTAGAACCACCAGATTTCATTCCACTGCTCGTTGGTACCGCAGATAATCTGATCGGATTGACCAAAATTAATGTTGTTAAATACATGGTCACGCAGGGTGCAGGGCAGCGTCTCAACGCGACCGGTATAGGCATAGAACTTATCCTGCCCCATCCAGTAGACAACGTTGGCTGCGGATGCCATGCACCGAGGAGAAGCAACGGAGATGTTATCCGCATACTCCTGAAGCCCAAACACGTCGGTCGTACCAAGGAACTGTAAGGTGTAGAGGTTGGTATCGGTCCAAACCAAAATTTCCTGACGGGTCGGCAAGGCGCGTACAATCCGGGAACCGCGAGAAACACGCAGGTCACCGGCAGAATTGGTTGTGCTGGGGGTCCAGTCGCCGGGAGTATCTTGGTCAGCCCAGCGAATCAGGAGTGGGTCAAAGTCAACCGTGCTGGTTGAGCCAAAAGGCACTGCGCCAAAAGCGATAAGATGCTTGTCCTGCTGAGATACCAGCAACTGCATGATCTGCACAGGTACGGAACTCGCTGTAAACCCTTCTGCTGTTGCGTAGTCTGGGAGCGTTATCGCATGTGTAGCCAACGCAGTAGAGGGGTCGTCCGTGGTGCCACGCACCCACCAATAGCCCGCGCCGTTGCGGATGTTCATCACAAGGTCGTTGTCAAAGTTGTCAAACCACCAATCACGTTGTGGAAGATTGACGCCGCCAGTGGTTGAACCAAGACCCCAAGAAGCACGGCCCCAAGTACCCGTACCCCAGCCAAGGCCAACAATCGAGATGGCGTTGCCCGGTTCGATTTCAGTTTGTACTGTATAGCCCGCGCCGCTTACGGACGCATTAGATGTAGCTGCTGTCGTTGTAGTGAACGTAAAACTGTTGGCCCCAGTTACCGTAACCGTGCGAACCCCATTAAGCTCAGTGATTGGGATGCCGCCAAGCGCCGCAGCAAACCCAGCAATATTCACTGGTTCGCCGGTACCAAGCCATGAAGGCAGTGCAGTGGTCGTGGTTACCGTAACGAGCTTCTGGGTGTTAATTACAGCAAAAGTATTAGACCCCACCAATGCAGTGGCAAACGGGGTGATGTCGTTAAAATAGCCGCCGTTCTCGATATAGGCTTTATCGTTCGTGCCGAGCGCAAGGAAGTTATCTTGGTATGACGTGATCCAGTTCCACATCTGGCGGCACACACCATCAAATGCTGTAGGTGTAGACTTTACCCAGCCGCCAATCTTCTGTGGGTAGCCCGAGCGAAACCTGATCTTGTCACACTCGTACCAGCCGCCCTCGTTGGAGTAGTCGGTCTGGTCGCGGTTCACACCGGGCTTAAACTGGAGCTTGATAAAAGGCACCCAACGACTCCTTAAGTATATGCAAATCGGGCGCGACCAGCAGCACCACTTTCTCCAGAGACATCAAAAATAGAGAGGACAAGGCCACCACCACCGCCACCACCCGGAGCAGTACCCGGCGTATTATAAGACACATCGGCCCCTCCATTTGGCGAACCGCGCCCAGTTGTAGTGACTCCACCCCCACCATTGCCGGGCGTATTAGTCCCGCCTGTTGCGGTGCCTCCGGTACCTTGGGTGCCAGTTGTAGCACCATCACCACCACCGCCACCACCCCCTGCGTTTAATGCTCCGCTGGCAAATGTCCCACTTGCAATTGTGGTTGCAGTACCTGCGGCCCCAGTCCCGCCACCACCTGTACCACCCGGACCAACGGTATATGTAATGGTTTGGCCCCAGTTGGAAGAGATAAGAGTGTAAGTTTTAGTAACATACCCACCCGAGCCACCACCACCACCACTAGTGCCAGAAACGCGGCCAGTACCACCTGCTCCACCACCACCCCATACGGTTATGATAAGCTGAGTTGCACCCGATGGAATGGTTTCGGTTGCGGCAGTGCCGGAGTTATAGGTATTGGTGACTGGGATGAAGGCTCCACCAGACCCCAGCAGTGCCATCTGGATACCGCTCATTAGGTGAGGCCCCCGCCCGAAATGACCCCGTCGCTGGCGCTGTTGCACCAGATTGTAGCGATGCCACGCTGAGCCAATGTGCGATTACCCGTCGTGGCCGTACCCGCTAGATATAGAGTAAAGCCTGTGCCCTGCGTAATCGTGACCGACGCAGTGCTGTTGTTGTAGATTGAGATGACATCACCCGCAGCAAAGGTAGCATTTGGGAATGTAATACCTGCGGAAACAGCAATGCACTTACCTACATCGGACACGTTGGCTGTAGTTGTTGTCGTGGAGCGCGGGATGTTCCGGTAGCCAATAACAACGCTGTTGATCGTAGTTGAGGCATTTAGAGAAGTTATGTCGGTATTGGCACCTGAAGCGGCTGCACCAATTTCTGTAAGAGACCACGATACACTAGCTGACCCATCAAACGTCTTACCAGTCGAACCAATGGTAAGTGTGCGGGCCGTAGTCAGGGTAGCAGCGCTGCCTGTGGTGTTCTGGTTGAGCGTTGGGAATGTACAGCCTGTCAGGTTGCCACTTGATGGCGTGCCCAGTGCGCCGCCGTTGACGACAAAAGCACCAGCAGTACCAGTATTGACACCGAGGGCTGTAACAACGCCAGTTCCTGTCGTGACCGTAGCAGGAGCAGTGCCAGCACCGCCGCCAACCACAAGGGAGTTTGCAGCAAGCGCGGCAGATGTCGCCCACGTCGATGCGCTTGAGAAGTAGGGGATACCGCCAGATGTCCCAGCAACCGTGAATGCAGGTGTGGTTGTAGATGTAGCAACGGTGATAACCCCACCAGTAAAGCTGACATTGGTAACGGTGCCACTACCAATCGCAGTGCGGAAGGTGGCTGCATCAAGTGCGCTTACGGTGTTGTCTGCATTGATACGTGGGAACGTAATCGCAGAAGGGTTGGTCAGTGTGAAGAAGTTGCCGCCGACTGTCGTTGCGCCGATGCCTGTGCGCGCAGCCGCTGCTGTATTAGCCCCCGTACCACCTTGGGCAATGCTAAGCGCAGTAGTCAGGCCAGTCAGTGATGTGATGTCGCCGTTAGCACCAGAAACCGCAGCGCTGAGCGCCGTACGTGCAGCCGGTGCGGTATTAGCCCCAGTACCGCCAGAAGTCACGGGAAGCGTTCCGGTCGTTAGCGCACTTGTTGAGGTGGCGTAGACTGCCCCGCCAGAAGTGAATGAGGTAAGGCCCGTGCCGCCAGCCGTAGAGGGTAGAGTCCCTGTGGTCAGCACGCTCGTCGATGTCGCATATACCGCACCGCCTGATGTAAATGAAGTAAGGTTCGTCCCGCCGTTTGCAGTTGGCAAGGTGCCAGAAACATGCGTTGTCAGGCCGATCTTGCCCCATGATGGAGCAACACCAACGCCACCAGAAATTAGTGAGTTGCCTGTGGCGACATCAGCCAGCTTGCTAAGTGCCGTTGTGGTCGAAGCGTAGAGTAGATCGCCCACTGCATAGCTAGATTGCCCGGTGCCACCAGAAGTAGCAGAGAGTGCCGTACCGAGCGTTAGTGACGTCAGATGGGTGATTGCATCAACGACATTAGTACCATCGTTGTAGACCCACATGGTCTTGCCCGTAGGTACGGCGATGCCGGAGCCAGTAGCGTTCTTGACTGTGATCGTGCCATCGGTGCCGTTATTGATAATGTAGGGTTTGCCATCTCCAATTGCAGGGACGACAAGGTTATACCCAGCGGTAGCAGTACCAGTGAGATTGAGGCGAAGGAAACGCGCATCCTGCGGGGCGTTAGTATCCGTCCAAGTGAGAGTCTGGCTGGCGTTGGCGTATGTAATGGTCTTCGAGCTAGCAATAGCCGACCCTAGTGCCGCACCAATATTGACATTGGTGATATCGCCCCACGTGGTTGAGTTCTCCCCCGTGGCCATCAACTGGATTTTAAGGTTGCTGTACGTGCTTGCCATCTTTGTTCCTTACGTCGGGATTTGTACCCAAGTCACTGTATTACCGTCGTTAACTTGTGTCCACGTTACAGTTTGGCTATCGTTAACAATTGCCCAGTTGGGCGTTTGCGCGTCGTTTATAGCAGACCAAGTTACACTTTGCGAGTCATCAATCGTCTGCCAGTTGGGTGTCTGATTGTCATTGATTACGCCCCAGACAAGGGCCGGACCGATATACCCTGTGGCCTGTACGCCAGTTACAGACACCCTAGCGCCAGCAGAAATAGTTACATTGCCAAGCGTAACAGTAGCCGAAACACCTGTAACAAGATACCCAACTACAGGATTAACCGTACCAACAGCACCGGAAGCTTCTACCCCCGCTACAGAGACGTTTGCCTTAGCCGCAACTGTTACGTCGCCAACAGCACCGGAAGCCGAAACCCCAGTGACGTTAACTTGGATCGGGTTAGAAATTGCAACAGTTACATCGCCAACAGCACCGGAAGCCGAAACCCCAGTGACGTTGTAGCTAGACTGGGTAGTTACCGAACCAACAGTACCAGAAGCTTGGACGCCTGTTAGGGAGACGTTTGCCTTAGCTGCGACATCCGCAGTGCCTACTGAACCAGTGGCTTGTACCCCAGTAACATTAACCGATACGGGCGTAGCCAGAGAGACGGTAACCGTACCAACAGCACCGGAAGCTTCTACCCCCGCTACAGAGACGTTTGCCTTAGCCGCAACTGTTACGTCGCCAACTGAACCAGTGGCTTGGACACCTGTAAGGGAAACGTTAGCATTAGCTGCGACTGTAGAGTCGCCAACTGAACCAGTGGCTTCTACCCCGGTCGGGGGTGCGTTAGCATTAGCAACGACGGTACCTACACCAACAGAGCAGACACCTTCAACACCCGTGACGTTAACGGTTACACTCGTACTCCCGGTAAAATTCCAGCCGGTGTTATTGCCGTTGTTTACGTTTCCGTTGCTTGTGAATGCGTTCCACGTTGCGCCGCCGGTTGCTGCGATGTCTTGGATTGTCAGGTAAGAGACGCTTACTGTTCCAGATGTTTTGGAAATTGTAGCACGGACACCAGACCCACCCGACCTCAAGGTGACTTGGGCGGTCGATGTTCCAGACAACGTGAAATTGGTGAACGTCGTTGTGGCAAGCTGCTGCAACTCAATAATGGTAGCAGAAGTTACCGTCGATTTAAGAGTAAGATCATCAAGCGCGTAGCCTGTGCCAGTCCCATCATCCGCCAATGTCAATGTGCCGACACCAGCTTGTTCTACAGTTGGCAACGTGCGGCCAGCAGGCCCGATATATTTAGGTAATGCGGAATCGCAGGATATGGTTCCGCTACCCACAAACGTAGTATTATCCGTCGTGTCCCATACATATGTGTAACTAGACGTATGCGCGTTATCACCAGTAAGTTTAATCGTCCCGCTGGACATGGTAATTGTTGGTGTGTTGCCGCCTGAAAGCAGCCCGTAACCAAATTGTGCAGTGAGAGTTTTACCGTTCAAATCCAGCGCGGCGTTACCTAGTAAGGCAATTTGCATTGATAAGGTAACATCTGCATTCAGTTTATAGTTTGCGGCTGCGTTAATAACAATTGAGGTAAACGAAGGGAATGTTGTTGTAGCACTAAGATTGAACTGCGTTGCAGACCCATATAGGGTCAATGTGCGTGTCGAAGTTCCGGTTACGGTATTGCTGTTGAAATTTAGACTGCCATAGGTGTTGATGTTTCCACCAAAATTCATTGTTCCGCCAAAGTTGTCGGTGCTTAAATTGCGTAGTGTAGCAACGCCTGAGAACGATACAGTGTCGGCTGCTGCGCCAGAAAACTCTAGTGAAAATCCGCCGGTTCCGAAATTGGAGATGATACGGCTTCCCGCGCTGCCCGTGGAGGTCAGTCTGATTGGTACGTCAGTAGATGCGCCAGCCGATAGGTTTACGACGGTAGTAGCGTTTCCGGTAACTTCGAACCGACCGCCGTTTGCAACCGCAGAACCGCCAGTGGATACCAGCGTAGTTGCGGTGATTACAAACCCGTTCAGGTCAAAGATGCCGCTCGTCCACGTATATGTGTTGAGCGTGGTGGCTCGTGCAAACTTAAATGTAGAGCCAAGCCCGTTGAAAATCAGCGGGAAGCCCAAAGCCGTTTTGTTCGCAAGGTCTATGCTACGTATAGTTGCCGCTGTTGATGCGGTCAGCGTCCATGCGTTCGCGCCGCCAGTAAAAGTAGCCGCGTCGGCTAATATTACATCACCGTAAATTGTCTGCGCCGCGTTGCTAACAGTACCTGTAAAACCGGTAAAACTTATGTTGTTTTTTGCGCCAAAAGTAAGCGTAAGTGTATAGCTACCGCTTATAAACGCAAAATTTAACGAATTGGTATCGGGATTTGCGCTAGGTACGCCGGAAGCAATTGTTGTCGCAGAACCAGTATTATTGTCTACGGTAACATTGCGCGATCCCGACGACGTAAAACTTGTAGCTGTAGAAGTTGTCCACAGTGTTCCGCCGTTACCATTAACGGTAATATTACCGGAAGCGCCAAAAGCAATTGTACGTGCATTGCTATTAGAGCTACTAAAAAAACCGCACGTAAGTTTGTAGCTTGCAAGGTTTATAGTGCCGCTGGTAAGAGTAACAGTTCTGGTGGGGCCAATAGTTACGTTACTTGCTAGGGTCCATGTTAATGTGGTGCCAGTAAATGTTAAGTTTGAATTTAGCGTCACCCCCGCCGTGTTTATTGTGCCACCGGCGGTAAGGAAGTTAATACCCAAACTGTTAGTGGGTATGTTCCAAGCAACAAATGACGTTAGAGTAAAGCTGCCCCCACTGACGCTTAATGTGTTTGCCCCACTGGATAAAAACGTAACTAAACCAGAACTGGCCGTTACGGTAAAATTAGCACAGTTTACCAAACCATTGATGGTAACAGTGTACGTTCCGCTAGGAAAGATTACATTTTCGGTAGAGTTAGGTACAACCCCAGTGTCCCAGCTAGTAGTGGCTGTCCAGTTCCCGCTGCCGGGAGCACTTGTAGTGCCGCTGCCTTTCCATGTAGCCACGGCTTATGCCTCCGGTTCGGGGGGCGTCTCAATGAAGGCAATCCACGCATCGGCGCGGCGCTGCTTTTCGGCCTCAATCTCTTCGTCGGTCATAGGGGCTTCATCGGGAAAAAGGATCGTATCCATATAATCACCTTGCCGAGTGGCAATTATGAAATCAATCCTAGCCATACCAACCCCTTCCCTACTTTACAGCTACTGCGTCTTCCCATGCTTTAACCGTTAAGCGATGCTTTACACTACAGTCGGTATACTTTGCAATGATATCAGCTTCCCAGAGTGCCCGTTCAGGGTCGATCATTAGCAGTGGTGGGTTTTGGAGCATCGGACACTTCGACGCTAGGTTTGCCGGTGGCAGCGGCATTGGCGTCACTGACACTGCTTTCGAGCAGCCTGCGCACAGAGTCAGGAGCAGAGCAATCAGCAACAGGGGCAGGAGCCGTTTTATATATTTCACGTATGGTGTTAA